AGATCCTGGCCGATGGGGATTTGAGCGCGAAGCACACCGCGATGTACGGCCACGACGCGCGGAATTGCAGTTGCTGCGGTCGCTAGCTACAAAGACTTTGCAGCTTTCATTGCCTGAATAGGAGGGCAAATCATGCCTCACAACCCCAACCGCCAGGTATCCCCGGCGCAGCTGCGTGTGCTGCTGCACTACTACTACTCGGCCGACCAGTGGAACGATGTAAACCCCAGCTCGTTGGCCTCGGCCGAGTGCCACTTCTTCTGGCGCGACAAAGGCTTCCTGGCCCTGGTCGACGGCCAGCACATTCTGACCATGCGGGGCCGCAATCTGGTCGAACGCTGGCTAGCCGTGGAGCTGGTGCCAAGCCAACAGGGGGCGCCGGCTATCCGGCTGGTTCCGGAGGCTCCCGAGGCGGTGACCGAGGTGATGAATAAGTTCCTGGTCACCCTTGTCGACGGCAGCCAGGTGCTCTGCTACACGACCGAGCGGCTGCTGACCAATGACGCCGTGGTGCGCTGCGCGGTGCTGACCAAGCTCGACGAGCAGCTGCGCCGTGACAAGCGCGCCGACCTGCTGCTCTGGGCGATGGGCGTGGCCTCGGTGGGGCCGGCTCTGCTGCCCCGCCAGTGGGACGGCGTCATGCACCTGCCCCGCTGCTACCTCAACACGCCAGCAGGGCAAGATCGACTGGCCCTGCTGGCCCTAACCGCCAAGGCTGCAAAGACTTTGTAGCTTTCGATTGCCTAGATAGGAGGCAACATGCGTTCACTTATGCCGCTCTACATCGCCCTGGCCACTCTGCTGGAGCGACGCAAGAACCTGGCCCGCCGCGACACCCTGCAGAAAGCCATGCTGGATGCGGTGGAAGACGAGATCGACCGCCTGGTGAAGGAGCACCTGCCCAGCGGCAGCGGCTTCGACCGCGGCACCACCCTCAACTTGGACATGTGCGAGAAGGCCGGCGACCCCAATGCCTGCCCGCACATGCTGGTGTTCGACACAGCCTTCCACCACATGGACGAACACGGCGGCTATTCCGCCTGGACTGAGCACAAGGTGATCGTCACCCCGACTTTCCTGGGGCCTGTGCTCCGGGTGACTGGCCGCGACCGCGACGGGATCAAGGAGTACATCGCCGATCAATTCCACTGGGCCATCAACCACAAGGTGATGGCCGACATTCATGTGATTGGCAAGGAGAACGGCCCATGCTGACCCCGACCTTCAACTCCACCTACATCGTCAAGATGGTGATCCTGCTCGGCGACGACGCCGTCGACTATCCGGCAACCGAACTTGCAAAGTCTTTGCAGGCTCTCTACGACCAGGACGTGGCGCCGGCCGGCTTCTTCGACCTGGAGAAGATCGGCAGCCACCTGGTGGTGACACTGGAGCGCAGCATCGGCGACGACGCCGAGGTGCTGGGAGGCCGCGACATGGACGAGTTCAACGTGGTCGAGCAGCTGGCTGCCGAATACCAGGAGGCCTACGACAACGGGCCGGAGGGCCAGTTCGGCCAGACGCAGATTCTGACCCTGGCCATCCTCAACACCCTCAAGCAGCACAAGGCAGTGGTCGCCGGCCTCCCTTGCCAGATGGTCAAGGTGCGGCTGGTGTGCGAGTGGGTGATGCCCGCTGGCGTGACGCTGGAGCAGGTGCGCACCACGCTGCACCACAACCGTGACACCCTCGATCTGATCTCGATCCGCGGCGCCGAGCGCGAGACGGCCGAGTTCTACGTCGAGATGCCAGGCGGGCCGATCGGCACCTACACCGCCCTCGACCTGGCGAATCCTTAACCTGCAAAGACTTTGCAGCATCCCACTGCCCTCACAGGAGGCAAACAAAATGATCAAGGTATTCAACACCGGTGCTCAATACAGCGCCGAAGGGCAGCGCATTGCCTACATGGAAATCGCCCGGGAGGTGGGCAACAACCACACCCTGGTGGCCTTCTACGACGGCGACCGCAACGTCAGCAATATCGTCCGTATCCCGCAGTGGGTGACGGATCAAGACGCGGCGGTGCACCGCGAGTACCTGAATTGCAACTACGTCCGGGAAATGATCATCCCCGGCCCGATGGAGGATGCCCTGCGCAAGGCCGCCCAGGCCTTTGGACGGCCGGTGGCCGAGATCGAACGGGTCTGGGTGCTGTCTGCCTACCACCTGCCGGAAAGCGTCTACTCGGCAATGGTCGAGGCCAGCGCGACGGGCTCCACGCTCCCCTTGCACGACGGCTACAGCCTGATGGTAGACGAGGTCGGCTACCGCGATGGCGTGGTGGTGCGCATCCCGCAGGCCGAGGAGCTGGCCCAGATCGGCCAGCAGGTCGACGCTGATCTGTATGCCACGCTGGTGGCCGGCTTCGGCATGGGTGTGCAGGCTGTGAAATTCGACCGCGACGCCGGTGCAGCGCCCGAAGCCTTTGGCCTGCGCTGGTTCCTGCAGGAGTGACGACCATGGCCAGCCCTACCTACTACCTGGTCAAGCGAGGCCCGGTCTTCGACATGCGCCAGGAGCGTTACCGGGAGCATTTCGAGGCCGGGCGAGAACACCCTCACGACCTCTGCGCCGTTGGCTTAACGGCGGCACAGATGCGTGAGTTGGTCCAGCATCACGGCTTCGACGTCGACACCAAAGCCCTGGAGGAATCATGAACACCAAGGCCATCGAGGACCAGGCCCGCGGCATGACCACGGCGCAGCTGCGCCGTGCCTACTCCTGGGAAGAAACCCTGTGCGACCACTACGCCGAGACCGGGCACGCTACCGGCAACTCGGTGGCCGCGCAGAAGAAGGACATCATCGAGGCGGAGATGCGCCGCCGGGGAGAGCGACTGTGAAGCGGCTGCAAACCGTCGTCGACGGAAAATGGCGGTGGGTTTTCTGTCGCCATCAGCCTAGCGGCAGGCTGATGGTATGCGATGACAAGGGCAAAGCTCTGCCGTCCAAACCGTGCTACGCCCAGGACGACTTGGCCTGGGCTCAAAAAACATGGCCAGATCGTCAATTCCGACTGGCCGAGACCCTGGAGGAGGGACTGTCATGAGCCAGCTACTGATCATCGACGGCGGCAGCCGCACACTCGATCTGAGCCAGTGCCATATCGGGCATATCTACAAGCCCGAGATCCGTGCCGGCCGGCGTGTTGAGCAGCTGTGGCTGTTCTTCGACGACCGTGCCAAGGAGGAGCGCCTGGTGCTCCAGCTGCTGCATCGCTCGACCCATAAGGGCAACGAGATCCGCGGCACCATGAGCGACATCAAGCTCACCAGCATCTTCGGCTACGACCCCCAGAAGAACCGCTGGGGGCCGAGCGAGCGCCACTCGGACATGCAGATCACCTTCGATAACGGGCGCCGCCTGGTGCAGGAGATGACCGCTCACATTCACGCCACCATGACTCAGTTCAATGGTGGCGCTCACTGGTACGCCCCAGCTGCAAAGTCTTTGCAGCTCTAAATTGCCCGCATAGGAGGCAATCATGCCTTACTCCACCCAGCGACAGTACGTGGCTACCGCCGGGCAGCTCTGCCCCTGCTGCAATAGCAACGAAATCAGCGGCGGGCCGTTTGAAGCCGACGCCGCCATGGCCTGGCAGGAGATCACCTGTTCCGACTGCGGCGCCAGCTGGAACGACCAGTACACCCTCACCGGCTACGTGCTGGTGGAGGAGCCTACCAACACCAACGTGGACGAATAGCCATGCCTGTTAAATCCGGAAACTGCGTCAAGACCGGCGCCCGAGTGCTGGTGCTGGACTACGGCTACGCCCAGCGCGCTGACATCTTCCTGCAGGGCGACACCATCATCATCAACTTCGGCGCCCCCATCTTCGACGGCTATCAGGTGCGGCAGCCCGAGGAATACGAGTACCAGGCGGTGATCGGCATCGACGGCTACTACCATGAGAAGAAGGCCACCCTGGTGATACCCAAGCACCAGTTCCAGGGCGAGATCATCCACCACAACGGCTGCAAAGAACTTTGCAAGTTCGGCGCTCGACCCACCCTGGAAGAGCGCCTCGACGCCGTGGTCAAGGAGGCCCGCTTGCTGGGTTACGGTCTCACCTACTGGTCGCCCAGCGAGATGCGCGGTGTCAGCGAGGACGACCTGATGGAACGGGTCGTGCCCTTCGGCAACGACCGGATCACCGAGCTGGCTGGTCCGGAAGAAATCGACGACGAGGAGGAATAGGCCATGGCCATGCGACCAGCTATCGGATACACCCAGGTGCCCATCAGTGGCTACCCCAAGCGCAAAGCGCGCTGGGACGGCCAGCCGGCCCGTTGCCCGAAGAAGGGCGAGCTGTACCTGAGCGGCGCGATTGTCGTCGCCTACGAAGCCAAGGTGGACATGAACACCCACTACTTCATCGCCACCCCCGTCTGACCACCCCTTGCCCCGCAAGTGAAACGCCTTCAAGGAGGCCCGCTATGTCCAAACTCCACGCTCCGCTGTATGCCTTCGACGCTGAATCTCAGCACTACTACCTGCCAGCCCTGCTGAACTTCCACCAGTGTGAGCTGAAGCAGCTGACCGACTTCGCGCTGGTCACCAAGCCGCTCCTGCTGCACACCGCCCTGATGGGCCTGGCCAAGCAGGTCATCGGCCGATCGGAGCACAAGCAGATCGAGATGAAAGCTCGCCTGCGCCGCCTCTACCGCCACCATGGCGGACAGCGAGGCACGCCGCTCTGGGCCAGGCAGATGGTGAAAGCCTCCGGCTACGATGTGCAGGCGCTGGACGGCGTGCTGGATCGTCAGCGCCTGGCCCAGCAGTTCTACATGCAAGAGGGCAAGGTCGTCGCGGTGAAGCGCGGCGGCTTCAGCTACGACCCGGACGAGCTGTCGGGTGAGCTGGAAATGTGGAGCACGTTAGAGTGCCCGGAGTGCGGCGCGACCGAAGAGATCCGCGAGCAGACGGCTGAGGAGGCAATCGAGGCCGCCGAGTATTTCACCCACTTGAGCGGGCCTTACTGCCGCTGCGAGCAGTGCGACCGGGTCGTGCGGCCCATCTGGGAGGAGGCCGTTGACACGCCGGCCAAGGCCTACAGCTACGCCGGTGACAACGACGAATGGGAGCAGTATCAGGAGCATCTGGAGTACCTGCTCGACGAGATGAAGCAGGAGCTGGCCAAGCAGGGCCTGCCGGCGCCGGACGGCCTGCGGATAGAGGTCAGCAAGTTCGGCTGGCGCCGCCAGGACGCCTACGCCGAGTGCAAGTACGACGCCAAGGAGCTGGCCGACAAGCTGCGCGTGAACGGTGATTTCAACATCAGCCGCGGCGCCTACACCGTCGAGGCCAACGGCTACGCCAGTCTGTACTGCGTGCTGAGCCATCACGACGGCAGCAGCCCGATCCATGTGTTCCCGTACTGGGAGTGCGAGGTGGACAGTTCGGTGCATATCTACCAGGAGGACTGGACGGCGATCCGCGAGATCTGGCTACCCGTCAGCGAGCTGCTGCTCTGCGGCAAGGACAGGGCATTCGTCTACACCACTAGCGAGAACTGGAAGGTGGCAACCCGCGAGGGCCTGGTCGACGAGTTCACCTCGCTGTGCCGCGTCTTCCTTGACGAGGACGACGAGAATATCGACCTGCCCCAGCTGGCCATCCGCTTGCTGGCTGAACGGCTGCTGGAGGAGATCAAGGAGGAGACTCCGCGCCCCGGTTTGCTGGCCCGGGCGAAACAATTCCGTCAGGTGTTTGACGCCTGGCTGGCCACCTCTCCGAGTTAAATAGAGTAATCTAGTCAATAGGCTACTCCTTTTGATCTGCAAAGACTTTGCAGGTTCCATTGCCATTATAGGAGGCAAATCATGTTCAAGTTGTCCTCAGCCCTCGCTCTGGCTCTGGCTCTGGCCATAGCGACGGGCCACGGCGTTCCGCCGATCCGCACCAAACACCAGACCGAAGCCCGCCGTGCTCGCACCGCGGCTGACGACGAGAAGATCCAGGCGGCCAAGGACAAGCGCGAGCGTCGCCGCCAGCGCAACCTGCAGCTCCAGAAGTACGACTGATGGCCACCCCTACGAAAACCTCGAGTTATTCGCCCATCCGGACGAACCGGAGCAGTACCACCTATGCCTTTGAGGAGGCCCTATGTCTACGCCAAAACCCCGCACTGTGGTGATCTGCCGCACCTGCCGCAGTGCTGATGTGACCCATGACGCCAACGCCGCTTGGAGCCCAGCTCTGCAGGCCTACGAGTTGGCCGGCGTCATGGACGCCGCCTACTGCAGTCGCTGTGGCGCCTACTGCAGAACCATCGAAGTCCCTCTGGAAGACCGCCTCGCCTGGCTGAAGGAGAAGATCGACCGCGACGATGACGAGTCCACCGCGGTCGAGCAGCGTCTGACTGAATGGGTACGCGAGGAGCTGGACGCCGAGTTCGCCGAGCTGGAGGCGGTACGCGAAAGCCCGCTGACTGAGCTGTACGCCAACCTGCAGGAACTGGAGGCCATGAAGGCTTGCCTGGTGCTGGTGGCCGACAAGCTGGAAGACTGGGGCGCCGACATCCAGCAGGACATTACCGCCGAGGAAGACGAGCTGGAGCGCTGGCGCACCGAGCACGGCCACTACACCACGGCCTGCCGCCTGATCGGCATCACCCCCGAGACCTTCCCGAAGGAGATGACCGATGGCGCGTGATCCTGCGGCCTGGTCCGCCCCCTCCGTCGACACCCTCTCCCACCGCAACATCCGCCTGGACATCGAACCGCAGTTGGTTCGTGACATCTGGCGGGCGAAGGGAGAGGACACCCTCAAGCACATCCTGGACCGCGCCGGCCATCCGGAGGCCTACCAGAAGGCCTACGACCAGGTGGCGCCGACCTGCCGCCCTGGCCGTGAGCCCTACCTGCTGCAGGTCAAGCGCCAGCTGCTGAACGACCTCGCCGGCTTCCACGGCGTCGAGTACCTCGGTCAGCACCGCCGCAGTGGTCGCTCGGTGCGCTACCTGAACGCCGGTGACACCTACGCCACCACCCTGATCTTCACCGGCCGCCGCATGACGGTTGGCTGCTGGGGCGACCTGGTCGAGACCAAGGCGGTGAAGACACCGCCAGAGAGAGTCTGGTAATGGCCCGGCGGCGGTACACCAAGGTGCACATGCGCTGCACCAGCGACGGCTGCCGCCGCCGGTTCAAGGCAGTGACCCTGAACGACCACCCTTGTCCGTTCTGCGGGAAGACGGCCAAGCCCGACCGCTGGGCCGCGAAGAAACCCTGGAACGACAAGCTGTGCAACTGCGGCGCCTGGCACTGGTCATCCGAGCTGGCGCACCACCGGCTCGGCAGTAGCCGGCACGGAGTGAAGTGCCTGGGGCCGCTGCCGCCCGTGGAAGACCTGCCGGGCGTGCCCGGCGACTACCCATTCTGATCTGCAAAGTCTTTGCAGGAGCCTCAAGGAGGCCTATGAAACCCATCGACGAGAAGAAACCTGTCACAGCCCCTAACGCCTGGGGCCGTGACGCCACCACCTATCAGCAGACCTTCGAGGTGGAGGAGGCTGACATCGGCCGCGCCATGGGTGACTACGGCGGCCACAGCTACAGCAGTCACACCTTTTCCCGTGCTGATGTCGGCCGCCAGCTAATCATCTGCACGGCCCCAGACATACAGCGAGACAGCCGGGCGTACCGCTGCTGGCACTTCACGATGAAGGCGGTGACGCCATGAGCCGTCGTGAGCGCGAGTTGCAGAACATCCTGCTGGAGATGGCCGACGGCCTGCGCAGCAAGGCGCGGGTGGCGCTCAATGACCACGTCAGCGGCAACCCTACCGACGTCGTGGCAGTCCTGCGTGCTGCCGCCGACGAGCTGCAGCTGGCGGCCGGCGCCAGCCTGGAGAAGCGCACCGCGCAGTGCACGCCGATCGTCTACGGCGTCAACAGCCTCTCCTTGACCGTCGAAGGCAAGACCCGCGTGTGGACTGCCGAGGACACCGCCGCGCTGGTGCGCATGGACGTGTCGCAGGACCAGGTGACGGTGCTCGACCCGCGCAACGGCCAGCCGTTCTACCAGCGCCCCACCGGCCTGCACATGGCCATCAACATCGACCCGCAGCCCGAAGCCCATTACACCGAGGTGAACGAAGATGCTAAAGCCCATCTCCACTAGATTGCTGCGCCCCATCATGCGGGGCCAGTACCTGGGCCAGGCCCTGTGTTGCCTGGTCTGCGACGCCAAGGTGCGCGTCGAGGCGGGCCAGGCAGTAGGCTGGTACCGCGACTACGCCCCGAACCTGGCGGCGCCTGACGCTGCCGAGTTCATCTGCCCGAGCTGCGCCATGCTCGAGGATCTCGACCCGGATTGGCCGGACAACCAGTCCGCACTGGCCTGGGTGCCAGTGCGCCGCAAGATGCCGATTCAGATCCGCGAGAGCCTGGCTGAGCTGTTCACCGAGCGCTCTACGAGCAAGGCGGCAGGCGAGACACCCCCGGGCATGCTGTGGGTGAGCCTGCCGGTAGGCTGCGGCTTCGACCTGTACAACCACGTCCGCCCCAGCCAGGCGCTGATCGACATGATCAGCCTGGAAGTCAAGGCCATGGAGAAGGCCCGCGACGAGATCATGGGCGAGGCGCAGGCCAAGGCCACGGCGATCGACGCCGCCATCCAGAACCTGTTGGCTATCAGCTACGAGGGTACCGCCCATGATCACGCCAACGAGTCTCAATGAGGCCTTCCTGGCCAAGGTGAGGGTGGCGGCGCGCGAGGCAATCCGCAACGCCGCCACCCTCCAGCCGGACCTGCTGCAACCGCATGGCCAGGCCTACGTGACCAACCGCCGCGGCCGGCTGATGATGCGCGTCGACTTCGAGGTGGGCCGGTCTCCGGCCTTCCGCTTCTGGGAAGGCTCGCGCAAGGACATCACCCCGATGGTGATCAAGGCAATGGGAGGTTCCCTGTGACGCTACGACTGTTGACCCAGCTGGAACTGCGGGATGCCCAGGGTTTCGAGATGGAGCCGCACGAGCTGACGCCTGAGACGCGCCGGCGCATCCGACAGTTCGAGCAGCGCCTGCTGGCCCCGTGCGAGTTCTTTATCGAGCCCCTGCAGCCGACCCCCTACGACCAACGCCCCCGAGTGAAGCTGCGCATGGTCATCAAACAAGGGGTGCATGTCGGCTACCAGGTGTTTACCGAGGTGGCCCGCGAGATCCGCACTGACGGCATGTACGGGGCCTACCAACACCACCACTACCAGTGGTTCTGACCGAGGAGGTCACCATGTTCAAATTCACCACTTTCTGCCGCCAAACCAATGACGCCGGCACCACCCACATCTGCACCGTCGAGGTCGAGCAGGAGGACGCCACCCTTGCCGGCGTCGAGGGCCGTGCCCAGGCCGCCGCTGACTGGTCGATGCGCGAGACCGAGATCAAGGTCATCGGCGTGGTACCGGGTGACATCCATCCGGCCGCCTGGGACGACGACGGCATCGAGCTGCCGGCGCCGAAGGTGCTCAACCAGATCCGCATAGAGATCAACGCCTTCCCAGGCTGCACCTTCAACGGCGCCATGTGTTTCGCCATCGAGGGGCCGGCCCTGGAGGTTGACGAAGAGTTGAACCTGGCCATGCTGGAACCTGGTCACCTGCTGGACGACGCGGACATCGGTGACGACCCGATGGGCCAGCTCTCCGAGCAGGTGCACAACGCGGTGAAGGACATGCTCGATCTGTGGGATCGCGGCATCGAGCCGAAGCGCAAGTCCCTGGTGTTGAACGCCGGCCGCTGGAAGCTGGACGGTAATGGCGACCCGCTGACTGATCACCAGGGCAAAGAGGTGATCGACGAGGTCTTCGACATCACCGTGGACATCGTGCCCTTCGTCGAGGAGGCGGAAGGCGATGAACCTCTGTGAGCCGGGGAAGCAGCGGCTCGCCGAGATCCGCCAGGCCATCACCGACTTCGGAGTCTGGTGGGCGCCGTCGCTGAACCGCTGGCACGACCAGACCGGCGTCGCCCATGCCGTGCACGACGGCGGGGCCATGTGCGGCAGCAAGCCGTACTCCACGGGCGGCTCCTTCCGCACAGCCGAGGCGGCTGGCGCGCGAGAGTGCCGCCGCTGCCGCCACATTATCGACGAGGTATTTCCCCATGAGTAACCCACTCCTTGAAGAGTTCCTGCGCGGCTACCTGGTGGCCGCCCTGTGGAGCAGCACCAGCACCCACCCGCAGACCGGCCAAGACGTTGACCTCGACTCGGACAACTTCGAGTGGGGGGAGCACCAGGAAGAGCGCCTGAAGGCCGAGGCCACCAAGTTCTTCGAGCGCTACCGCGATGACCTGGAGCTGTACACCGACCAGATCAGCTATGACCCTAGCCAGGGTACGGCCTACGATTACGCCGGTCATGACCTCTGGCTGACCCGTAACGGTCACGGCTGTGGCTTCTGGGACCGTGGCCTGGGCGATGTCGGTCTGCGCCTGACCAAGGCCTGTGGCCACGGCACCGACTTCCCCGGGATAGACCTGTACTTCGGGGACGACGTGAAGATCTATGCCGGCGGCATGGAGGGTGAGCCATGCGTACAACCCGCGTGAACTTCGAGGTGGTCAAGTACCCGATCAAGAAGTCGGGAATCTGCCCCGTCTGCAACAAGAAGGCCTCGCGCACTTTCACCGAGTCGCAGACCCTCAACCCGTTCAACACTGACGCCGCTGGAAACGCCAAAACCCGGCGCCAGATTCTCGACGAGCTGATCGCTCGTTCTAAGGTGTGGAAGACCGAGCCGACCTACCACACCGACTGTCAACCACGCAAAGGAGCCACCCCATGAGTTACCAACGCCGCACCATTCCCGGCCACTTCTCCCGCCGCGTCGGCCCCCAGCACGTCGGCATCAGCGAGGAAGAGGCCCGGCGACTGCTGGCGCCGACCAACCGCGACGTCGACGAGGCGATAGCCACCCTCAAGAGCAACCCGCTGGCGAGCCTCAAGGGTGACAACTGCCTGGTGGTCTTCGAGGTGCACAGCGCGCCGGCCGAGACGGTAGCCGATGGCGGCCCCCACCTTGTCAGCCCGGCCAGTTACACCGACGAGGAGACGGCCGAGTTCCTGCTCGACCTGATCGCCCAGGTGGCGCCGGCCAGCTACAACGGCCTGTTCGACCGCTACCACGAGCTGCAGCCGCCGCAGGTCGACGCCTTCGTCAGCTCGCTGATGGAGCTGCTGGACAACGTCGCCGGCCCCGAGATCACCTTCACCGTCCAGGAGGTCAACGGCACCCAGGTGCTGGGCTTCTACCGCCTGGAAATGCCAGAACCCTCCAACCTGGAGCAACAGCCATGAGCCACCCGCTGCTCGACCCGCAACCCAAAACCCCCTACGTCGTCGTTGGGGTGACCTTCAGCGGCGGGGGAAACCGCACCTACTTCTACCTGGCGCCGAAGGATCTTGGCATTGAGCCTGGCGACCGCATCGTCATCGCCAAGGGGCAGAGCTTCTCGATCCCCACCGTCGTTGGGGTCTACCCGGCCGGCGGCGACAACGAGGCCGAGGCCACTGACTGGGTGGTGCAGAAGGTCGACACCACCCGCTATCTGACCATCAAACGGGAGTACGCACTGTGAGCACAGCCCACGAGGAGATCTCGCTGAAGATGATGATGCGAGACGCAAGAGAAAACCCCGAGGCGCAGCAGGTGTTGACGGACAAACAGCAGCGATCGCTGCTGGACATGGTCACGAAGCGCTGCCGCCAGGAAGTGAAGGCCACCGTGGCGCACAACATCGCCCGCCCCTTGAAGGAGTGGCCTGGTCGCTGGGCTATCGAGCGCCTCTACGTGATGGGCCAGGTGATGACCTATTGCACCGGCCAGGACTGGGACGTGGAGCGAGCGCAACTGCGCAAGCAACTGTACGACTTCCGCTGATCCGCCAATTCGTCTAACCTTCAGACCCTGCAAAGTCTTTGCAGGGTCTGTTGCTTCCTGGAGGAGCAAATGAGCACAGAGACCATTGACCAGTTGGTCGCCGAGCTGAAGACCATGAAGGCCCAGACCGAGCAGATACGAAAGCGCCGTCAGCAGATCGTCAAGCAGCTGGGCGCCGGCCGCCATGCCGGTACCCAGGCGGACATCATGGTCAGCACCACCGGCCGGCGCTCCCGTATCAGCGTGGAGCGCCTGCGCCGCTACATCAGCGACGAGCTGCTGGGCCGCTGCCGCCTGTACTACGAGTCCACCGGCACGGTGAAGGTGGTGGACAAACCCAAGGCCAAGAAGGTGAAGAAATCATGAGGAAGCTATCCATCGAGAAGGTCCGCGCCATCGTGGCCTGGCAGCGCCATCACGGGCGCTTCTGGAAGACCAACCTGCGCAACGCCTGGATGACGGGCCGCTATGGCGGCGTCGACAGCAATACCCAGGCCGTCCTGCAGGATCTGCGCAACACTGACGCCGACTGGCTGAATCAGCAGGTGGCCATGGGCGACCTCAAGGCTCAGCTGCATGCCCACGACCTCCGCGTGGCGGCCGAAGCGCTGATCAAGCAGATCTGCCCGGCCGGTTTCCCGGACCCTCACTACTTCGCCCGCCAGGAGATCACCAAGCTGATCGGCCTGACCCAGCAATCGCCGGAGGCCTACGATGGAACTGTTTAACATCCGCCACCGCGAGGTCCCGGCCGACGCGGTGAACATCATGCGCCCTGGCCCCTGGGGCAATCCATTCGACGAGCGCCAGTACGGCCGGGAGCAGTGCATCAAGCTGTACGAGCACTGGCTGTTCATCAACCCCGACCTGGTGGCCATGATGCGCCGCGAGCTGGCGCACAAGGACATCGTGTGCTGCTGCTGGCCGAAGCCGTGCCACGGCGACGTGATCATGCGGGTGGTCGGCAAGGGCGAGGAGCCGCAACCCCTGGCGATGAATGACCCCGTCCTTGTTGCCTATCTGGCCAAGCAACCTGACCGCCTGGGTGACGCCGTGCACCAGGGGGTGAAAGCCTTCAGCCAGGGCGACCGCCCGCGCGACACTCTGCCCCTGGTGGAGCAGGCCTGGAACCACCTGGCGCCCACCTCCACCGCATACTGAGTAACCGCCGCGAGGGCTGGCCCAAGCCGCCCACCGACACGGTGCAGGTGCTACGCGGCGACATCCTGGCCTGGCGCAAGGAGTGGCTCGAGATCCAGCAGCAGATCGCCGAGCAGGAGCCCGGCACCGACATCGTCACCCCATTCGACCACTACCTGTACGGGGGAAAGGGCTGATGCTTGACGCCATCAAACCCCGCCGTCCACGGGTCAACGTCGGCACCATCGGCCATATCGACCACGGCAAGACCACCCTAACCGCAGCACTGATACCGGCGCTGCACCGCCTCCAGGAGGAAGCTATGCAAGAAGCTCAACCAGACCAGGTCAAGATCGTCATCGTCGGCGACAACGGCACCGACCCCAAAGTCATCGCCCGTATGGCCGCGGCCTTGACCGACAAGGGCTACGAGGTAGTGGACAAGGCCGAGGATGCCACCCACGTCCTGGGCCAGGAAGGTATCCGCGACTTCGTGGCCGCCGAGCGCCGGGCCGTCAAGGTGGAGGCCGAGCGCACCATCGGGCGCAACCCCTGGATGAAGGCCAGCGCCAAGAAGGCGAAGAAGGCGAAGATGAAGGAGCTGCAGCGCCGAGCCTTCACGGGGGGAGTAGCCATGCAGACCCGCTGGCAGTCGATCCTGGAGACGTTCCTCAACACCCTGACCGGTTACATCATCTCGGTGATTGCCCAGCTGGTCATCTTCCCGCTCTACGGTCTGCACGCCAGTCTCCACGACAACATGCAGATCGTGGCCCTGTTCACCGCCATCAGCACCGTGCGCAGCTATTTCTGGCGGCGCCTCTTCAACCGCCTCCACCGCCCGAGGGCATAGTCATGAGCACCCCGCAAACTCTGTCGCTGGGCGACTGCACCTATTCGACCACCTTCAACAAGCTCAGCCGCGGGGACAACGGCAACTACCTGCAGGTGAGCTTCAAGCCGCCGAAGGGCCAGGAGTTCATCTCCATGGTGATCGGCACCGTCCCCGCCAAGACGGTCGACTACGACCTGGCCAAGATGCTGAAGCGCGACGTCGGCCTGTTCCACGTCACCGAGGTGGAGGAGCTGCTGGTGAAGTTCGCCCAGCAGCTGAACCCGGAGCTACGCGAGGGGACCACCCGCATAGCCGTGCAGACCCTGCTGCAAACCGAAATCGACAAAGCCAAGGAGTGACCGATGTCCCTTAAAGTCCAGCCTTGCACCAAGGGCAAGCGCCACAAATGGGTGTTCGTGAAGAACGTGACCACCAAAACCCAGACCCTTACCACCATGTCGATCACCGGCCGCGGCGTCTACCGCTGCGAATGTGGCGAGCGAAAGTACGGGGCTGAACAATGACATCATTCCGTGCCCTTCCTCCTCTAAACCCAATCGCCCACCACCTTCTAAACCCCATCACCCAGCGGCTCTACCGCTGGCGCGGTGGCCTTATCGTTGACAACTTCTGCGGCGGTGGCGGCGCCAGCACCGGCCTGTGGAAAGCCTTGGGCGTCTCGCCGGACATCGCGGTGAACCACAACGCCAAAGCCCTGGCGATGCACAAAAAGAACCACCCTGAGACCAAGCACTTCAACGAGTCGGTGTGGCAGATCAACGTCCGCGAGGCCACCGGCGGGCGCCCCGTACTGTTCGGCTGGTTCAGCCCGGACTGCACCCACTTCAGCGGCGCCCGCGGCGGCACGCCGGTGAAGAAGGACATCCGCGGCCTGGCCTGGATCGTGAAGAAGTGGGCGGGCCAGAGCGACATGGCCATCTTCGCCCTGGAGAACGTGAAGGAGTTCCAGACCTGGGGTCCGCTGGTCGCCAAGCGCGACAAGAAGACCGGCCGGGTGATCCGCCTGGTGCCCAACGGCAAGAAGGACAAGAAGGGCAACCCGCGCTACGACGAGGTCGTCGCCGCCAAGGGCGAGCGCGTGCCTTACCGCGAGCAGGCAATGGTCCCCGACAAGAAGCGCTCAGGCCAGACCTATCGCCGCTTCGTCAAGCAGCTCGGCGAGATGGGCTACGTCATCGGCGCGAACAACCAGGCCGTGGCCTACGACTACGGCGATGGCACGATTCGCAAGCGGCTGGTGATGGTGGGCCGCAAGGATGGCCTGCCGGTCGACGTCAACCCGCCGGCCACCCACGGCGACCCCCGCAAGCCGGGCTTCGCCAAGTCGGGCCTGCTGCCTTGGGTTACGGCGGGCGACAAGCTCGACTTCAGCCTCCCTTGCCCGTCCATCTTCGAGCCCGGCCGTGATCTCGCGCCGAAGACCATGGAGCGGATCTTCAAAGGCGTCCAGAAGTTCGTGATCGACGCCGGTGAAGACGCCTTCCTGGTGAAGGTCAACCACACGGGCTACGACCAGTTCCGTGGCCAGAGCCTGGAGGAACCGCTGGCCACCCTCACCGGCAAGCACGGTACCGCCCTGGCGCAGGCGAACCTGATCACCACCATCGACCACCGCAGCACCAGCGACCCGTCGCAGAGCCTGGACGAGCCGCTGTCGACCACCACCAGCAAGGCGCGACATGTGGTCGTGGGTGCGCTGCTGAAGCACTTCACCGGCGTCGTCGGCGTGGATCTGCACAAGCCGCTGCCGACCATCACCGCGACCGACCACAACTCGGTGATGCAGGCCGAGCTGGTCGAGGCGGCGCACATCCAGCGCGACTTCGGCAACAGCGTGGGGCACAGAGCGGACGAGCCTCTGGGCTCGACCACGGCCGGAGGGGGTGGAAAGTCCGCCCTTGTCACCAGCCACCTGCTGAAGCTGAAGGGCACCTGCAAGGACGGCCAGCCGGTCGATGAACCGATCGGCACCATCCAGGCACAGGGTAACCACTACGCCGAGGTGCGGGCCTTCCTGACCAAGTTCTACGCCACCGGGGCGATTGGTCAGTCGGTGAAGGACCCGATCCACACCATCCGCGCCGGGGACACCTTCGGCCTGGTCACGACCATCCACGGGGTCAACTACGAGATCGTCGACATCGGCATGCGCATGCTGGAGCCGCACGAGCTGTACGCCTGTCAGGGGTTCCCAGCCGACTACGAGCACAGGGACGTAGGGCTGGACAAGCCGCTGAGCAAGGCCGACCAGGTGCGTATGGTGGGCAACTCGGTACCGCCCGGCATGGCTGAGGCGTTCGTCAAGGCCAACGTGCCGCTGTGGGCTTTGGAAGCTGAACTGGAGGCGGTCGCCTGACCGCCAGGAGACGATGATGACTGTGAAGAAAGTGCTACCTCACCTCGCCGAAAGTCTGGCCGAGCTGCGCCGCCAGGCGCAGATGGTCGGATACGAAGGCGAAGAAGCGCTGCAGCGCTCTGTCGACATCGACGGGGTCCTGCAGGCCGCGGGCGGGATGATGCAGAAGCTGGCCTTGGCCCAGGCGAAGGGGCGCAAAGGCTGGAACGACCCTGAGCACACCACCGTGCTGGAGCTGCTGGGCCAGCTTCTGGCTCACCTTCCCAAGGGCGACCCCATCGACTGGCTGAACTTCTCGATGATGCTCTGGTTCCGCAAGGATGGCATGTCGGAAGTGGAGTGGGGCACCGCGCTGAAGGAGATGATCGACGCCTTCTGCCGCGACCAGCTGCAGAAGGAATACGCCTTCATGGACGAGGTCTACTCGGCGACCGCCGCCGAGGTGAAGGCCGAGGCCGACGCGGCGATCCGCGGCAGCCTGGGGCTGGCCGGCGAAGTGACCATCTTCCAGCTGGTGAAGGCCCAGGCCGTGATCAACCAGTACCTGGTCACGGTGTTCGGCGAGCTGCGGGAAAAGCTGCCGAAGGGCTGCGAGCTGATCGTGCAGCCTGGCGCCCGAGAAGACGGCACGCCGTTCTTCACCCTGAAGGTGGGGACCACCCCTTGATCGGCAAGTCCATGCAGAAGGTCTCCGAGTACGTCGACGCCCACGGCTGGAAGGTCGGCAGGCGTACCCGCAAGGGCAACCTGGTGCTGACCAAGGAGGGCTGCGCTCCGGTGACCATCAGCGGCAACTCTGGCGACCGCCGCGCGCAGGAGAATGCGTTGTCTATCCTACGCCGAGAAGACCGGGCACTTGCCAAAAAAGACGTGCAACAAAACCCATAAACCCTGCTATATTCCTAGCTCCTGTTGGAATACCTGATTAACCCCAAGGATACTGTCGATGAACAAAGAAGAGATCGTTGCGCACCTGGCCGAAGAAGCCGGTGTCACCAAGGCCGCTGCTGGTAAGGTGCTGAACGCCCTGACTGACCTGGTACTGGACCGCGCCGCCGAGGGCCAGGAGACCCTCCTGCACAAGTTCGGCACCTTCAAGCCAAAGGATCGCGCGGCTCGCCAGGGCCGTAACCCCTCCAACGGCTCGCCGATCCAGATCCCGGCCCAGCGCCTCCTGGCCTTCAAAGCCTCGAAGATCACCGCTGACTACCTGAACTGATCCAGCTGTAAGTCAGAGCCCGCCGATCGGCGGGCTTTTTCATGGGTTGAATTGCACCTTAGTAGCTACTAGAGTAACCTTCGACTCCCTATTAAACCTATGCGTGGTGAATTGACATGGGCTCAGGTATTGACGACTTCCCAGACCTTGGTTTGCAGGAAGACCAGGGCAAGCCAGATGAAAAGAAGGTGAAGACCTTCTCCTTCGGCGGCAATGAAGATACCCCTGACGACGACGACGATCTCGACGAAGAAGAGCGCGCCGAGCAGGACGACAGCGAAGGCCCCCACCAGCTGCTGGAACCCCCTACCGACCCCATCGGCGCCATGCCGGCAGGGGTGGACGTGCAGGTCGACCAGCAGGCTTTGCTGGATGCCGTGGACAGCGTGCTGGAAGATCCCGCGCTGAGGACGCTGACTGCCATCAGCGCGGAGCGCTTCAAGAACCACATGCCCAAGGCCGCAGACAGCGCTCGCGTGACCCGCGGCTGGCTGGACAGCCTGGAGCAGCGCCACTTCTTCCTGGCGCTGGGCTACCCAGGCCACCGCCTGTGGAAGCTGCTCGGCAACAACGTCTCCAGCATGGGCCAGCTGCGCGCCTGGGTGAACGGGCTGGAGCAGATCCCAGATCTGCTGCGCCGGCTTCTGACGCTGGAGCACCTGCTCGACCGCCGCACCTTGACCAACCGCCGCCGGATGCCCACCCGGGCACAGATCCAGGAAGGTATCCGCGTGCTGCCGCGTGCCGCCGCCGTATCCGAGATCCTGCAGGGCTTCGACGTCAGCGTGCGCGACGAGCAACGCTACCCGCTGGAAGCCGAGACCGGCACGGTCGACGGTGTGCGCGACATCCTGCGCATCGTGAAGCCAGGCGACGCCATCGCCGAGCGCGGCCGGCAGGGCTCCTCCTTGCCGCTCAGCAAGCGCCTGCAGGGGCAGGGCAAGCCGCTGGGCTACCGCCTGCTCAAGCCGAGTTCCTACTGCTACAACATCTCCTCGAAGAGCGAGAACTCGGCCGGCATCCGCGCGCTGACCCCGCAGGACGCCATGCACATGCTGAACAAGGCGGCGGATCTGGAGACCCAGTACGGCGTCTATTACAGCCTGCGCCGGATCAACACCACCAAGCCGTGGGGCTTCGACAACGTCGAGTACATCCCCACCCAGCAGCTCGATGAAGAGCGCGCCCGCCATGCTCGCAGCGTGAAGGAACGGAACGAGTGAAAACCGCCCAGAAGGGGCCGCCTCGCGCGGCTGCAGTACAGACGCCCTACGGCTTGAAGGATCTGGTCGAGGCCAGCCATGCCATGGCCGACAGCCACGTCATCAGCGACATCACCGACCTCGTCCGCTTCCACCTGGAGAACGACGAGGTATGGGGCCGCTTCACCAGCCACACCGGCTGGCTCAGCCCAGGCAAGCGCATCGGCATGCTGGACTTCTCCTTCCACATGGCCCAGGTCAACGGCACCCTCGAGGATCTGCGCCTGGAGCTGCTGGTGCAGGAGATCGTCGGCGGCGACGGCGAGCCGCTGACCAACGCCTTCGACGACCTGGTCCGGATCAAGCTCAAGCTGGACCCGGCTGGCTGGGGCGAGCTGCTGATCACCTGGTCGCATGCCACCACCCCGGAGTGGGCCGAGTGGATGAACATCGCCAAGGAGAAGTTCCGCAAGGGCTGGGAGGAGCGCGTCAAGGCCGGCAAGGCGGTGGGGCTGACCACGCCCCTCGGCCTGGAGCCTGCTGTGCGCGAGATGATGGCCATGCTCTGGGACGCCGACTTCCTGAAGGACATCTCCCGCGACCTCGGCCTGGATCTGGTGGTGATCGACGAGGAGGAGGAGGCCGAAGACCACTGCTCCTCGCTGGACATGACCGCCCAGCAGATCCACCTGGTGACCCCGTGGCTGGCCACCGAGCTGAAGAAGCGCGGGCAGATGGCCGACATCGTCCTCGGCCTCCCCTTGTGGTCCCGCGACAACCGCGACGAAGTGCACCTCGAACCCGTGATGCAAGACCTCGCCTACCTGCAATTTGCCCACTCGCCAGGCGATGGCCTGGCTTCATCCAAGGAGTAACCCATGTCTCAAGCTCAATCCGGTACCGCCCAAGTCGGCCGTGGCCAGAACCACGACACCACCATCACCGCGATGCCGAACGAAGCCCTAGTTGTGCATGTGCCTGACCCGGAGGCAAACCGCATCCTGAAGGTCAACGACATCAAGGAGACGCGCTACGCTAAAGTGATCTCCGTGGGCCGCCCCACTGGCCGCCACCGTGTCGCCCCGATCCAGGTGGGCGAGATCGTGCTGACCAAGACCGCCACGGCCGGTGTCGCCGTCCCCGGCATGTTCCATGAGAACAAGCCGGTGCACCGCCTGGACTGGGCGGACATCATAGCCACCGTCGAGGACTACGAGCATGAGTGAGAAGGCCGTCGTCCAGCTCGCCGAGGAGCTGGGCATCACCGTGGAGCAGGCCAATGCGGTATGGCTGAAAGCCCGCCAGGCGATGTTCAAGACCCTCTACCGCGGTGACGCGGTAGATCTGGGCTTCGCCTACCTGATGCCTACCCAGAAGGCCGCGCGCAAGCGGCACGACTTCAGCGTCAACGCCTCCGTCACGGTGCCGCCGCAGACCACCCTGAAGATGACGGTGCCGCCACACGTCCAGGAAGCCCTGGCAGGTAAGACGATGCTGTCGCCCTACGTGTTCCTCACGCGCTCGCAGCTGAAGAACCTCCCCATCCACGAGCTGGACACCATGAAGGCCAACCGGCTCGACTACTACCGTCTCAAAGGAGTAACGGTATGACCCTGAAAGCACAGGTGCTGTTCGTGGCGGCCCATGGGCCGGCGTTCAGCGGTAAAGATTCGGTGTGCAAGACGCTCGACCAGATGCTCGGCAAAGACACCTACCGCCTGACCGGCCGCTTCGCCGAGCCGATCTACGAGATGGTGCGTAGCCAGGTGCCGCAGGCGCACAGCGGCATGTCGAAGGAAGAGAAGGAGCGCCCTCGCCCAGAGTTGGGCGGCCTGTCCGTGCGCCAGGCGATGGTTGCCATCGGCGAGGGCTTCCGCCAGTTCGACAAGGAGTGCTGGATCAAGCTGTGGCGCCACTCCTTGCTGACCGAGGTCACCCAGGCCATCACCGACGGCTACTACAAGGTGGTGGTGCTGGTCCCGGATCTGCGCAAGCAGGACGAGCTGCTGGCCTTCCACGGCCTGCCTGGCGACCTGGCCATCCTGCTGACCAAGACCCTGGAAGCCCAAGCGGTTACCCGCCCAGGCCGTATCTGGCCGCTACTGCAGGCCGACTCGGTGGTGTTCCAGATATACGGCCAGAACGCCCCGGAGAATGCCCAGGTCAACGAGGCGACCGAGACCCGGCTGCCGGAAGGGGCAGAGGACATCCCGATCATCAACGACCACCGCCTGGGCAAGGACAACCTCTTCGAGCACGTCCGCGGCTCCCTGCGGCAAAACCGCGAGGGGCGCCTCGGTGAGCTGATCGACGGGTTGTTCAACCTGAGCCTCAAACGTGAGCGCTAGCCTATCCCTGGCTGAGTCGATGGTCTCCCACCATCGACAACAGCTGGCCTACTGGGAAGAGCAGCTACGGCAGGCCAACATACACGACCGCAAGCCCGGCATCTGCCGGGTGACCGGGGCGGCGCACGTCACGGTCACCTTTCACTCCGCTCCGCCTGACGAGCGCCGGGTGTGTGTGGACTGTAAGGCCTGCTTCCCTATCAACGTAGACCTGCTGACCGCGCCGCACGGCCGGTCGAAAATGTGAGGCAGCTATGGAAAATCGCATTGCAGTGACGGTGATCCCCACCGACGAGCTGCAGGAGATGATCCCGGAGTGGGCGCGGCGGATCGTCCGCGAGTGGCTACCGCCCAACATGGGCGGGGAGCTGCAGATCTACTCCGAGATCAACAAGGGGCGGGTCATCCAGCACTTCGACCTGGTCTCGGCCGGAGACAGCTGCTGCGCGACCGGGGAGATGCCGGCGTTCCTGCGCCACATCAATCGGAATGGTGTCAACCTGGTGGCCCGCGGCGCTCTGCTGGGCATCGACGAGCAGGGCATGCACCCGAGCTTCCTGCAGGCTGGGCACCACGATGCCCGCCTGCTGGAGTGTGACGAGGCAGCCTGGCTGCTGAACTGCAGCGAGGAGCTGGTGCAGCTGCTGCGCCGGGCCAAGCCGGAGGAACGCCTCCCCTTGTTCCGCCAGTCGGTACCCAGCAACCACTGCGCCGACATGTACAACGAAGCCATCAGGACGGTGAACCTGCTATGACGCATATCGACCAGGACCCAGACAAGCTCGAAGAGATCATCCGCAACCCCGATCTGCTCGACCGACTGGGCAGTTCCGACCTCAAGCGGGTGGGCAAATTTCTGGCGCGCACCCTGGTGACCGTCGGCAACCGTGCCGACGCCACCGAGCGCTCCAACCTGAGCATGCAGATCCGCCTGCTGGAGGTCACCGGCGGCAACCCGCCGGACTGGTCGTATCTGCACGCCGACGAGGCCATGAACCTGCACGTTTTCACCGGCTTCAGCGCGGTGAAGAGCGACACTTCGTGGGTCGTCTGCGGCGAAGAAAATGGGGTCCTCCGCCCCATCTACGAGTACGACTTCGAGGACTACGGCACCACCGAAGCCGAGAGCCGTGCCCGCCTTATGCTGGTGCACCTGCGCCAGACCTTCATCCCTCGTACCAAGGAAACGACATGAGCGAGAAAACCCCTGAGCAACAAGACCAGCTGGCCGAATACTGCGCCCAGAGCCCGCTGGCCTACCGCGACTTCGTGCTGGCGCTGACCAGCCCGCCGGAGACCTACAACCTCAGCCAGGAAGTGCTCGGCGGGCTGACCGAGGCGCTTCACCGCCTGACCCCAGCCAGCCTGGAGCTGGACCACTTCAAGCGGGCCATGACCTACGGCGACAAGCTGCGCATCAACCCGCCGGCCAACTACCACCCCTTGCACCCGCTGATACGCGGTGCCGGCTCCCGCATCGCCGCCGGCGAGGAACTGACGGACGAGAACCGCGCCCGCCTGCTGCTGATCCACGCCTTGCTCGGCAAGATCACCGAGGCTATGGAGCTGGCGCCCATCCTGATCGACCTGATCAGCGATAAGGCCGACGTCGACGTGGTCAACCTGATCGAAGAGCTGGGCGACGACCGCTTCTACACCGCCCTGGCTGAGCACGCCGCCAACGTCATGGAAGGCAACGTCGTCTACCGCAACGTGCGCAAGCTGTGCAAGCGCTACAAGGGTGGCCTGTTCGACCAGGCCGCCGCCCTCAACCGCGACCTGGACGCCGAGCGTGAAGCTCTCGGCGGTGAGGCGCAGCCCCAGTAACCGGAGACACCCCATGCAAAAGACACATAACCTCCCGCCAGAGCTGGCGGGCAAGGTGGTCAACATCGCCGACATCAGAGCGCAGCGTATAGGCGCTCAGGAGTTGAGCGAGGCGATCGCCGCCCAGGAAGCTGGCGAGATCGCCAGCGACATGTCGATGACCGAGAAGGTCTGGTGGCGCAACCAGCAGTTCTTCGCCAACCGCATGGCCCGCAGCCGCGACTTCGGCCGGCTGGCCTTCAAGGTGGGCCATATCGACGACAACCCCGCGCTCTACGTGGACTGTGAGGCCTACGCGGCCTACCTGTCCCTCAAGCCGGACCTGACCCTGGACTTCGAGGTCGACCCCATCCTTGTCCGCTGGTCGTGCCGTGGGGAGCCGGAACATCCGCTGGTGAAAGCCAGCGCCATCAACTTCACCCCCGAGGTACTCGAGTAATGGAAGTCCGCTCCCGGGAGAAAAAATACCTGACCGTGCTGCACGAGCTGACGCTGTTGGCGAAGGCGGGCAACTGGCGGGGCAATCGTACCGGGGTGCGCACGGTTGGGGGCTTCGGCCTCCAGCTGGACGTGCCGCTGTTCGCCAACTACTTCCCCACCCTGGTCAGCAAGACGGTGCACTGGAAGTCGGTGGTGGCCGAGCTTCTGTGGTTCCTGCGCGGCGAGACCAACATCGCCTTCCTGAAGGAGAACGGTTGCCGCATCTGGGACGAATGGGCGAACGAGCAGGGCGAGCTGGGGCCGGTCTATGGCTTCCAGTGGCGCAACTGGCCGACGGAGAACGGTTTCATCGACCAGATCTACGGCCTGATCAACACCCTGAACAACAACCCCATGTGCCGCCGGATGATCGTCTCGGCCTGGAACCCGGCGGCGCTACCGCTCCCGCAGCTGTCGCCGCAGGAGAACGCCACCATGGGCCGCCAAGCCCTGGCACCGTGCCACATGCTGTTCCAGGTGTACGTCGAGCCGCTGACCGATCTGCAGCGCCTGGAGCGCGCCCAAGGATGGGTACCTGCCGAGGTGCTGGCGGATCTGCACAAGGTGAGCGCTGCCTCGCTGAAGGACGTGCTGGACCGCTACGACGTGCCGCGCCGCGGCCTGCACCTGCGCGTCGACCAGCGGTCGGCCGACTGGATGCTGGGCGTGCCGTTCAACATCGCCAGCTACGCCCTGCTGGCGCATCTGCTGTGTACCCAGGTCGGCGACATGATGCCAGCCAACCTGGTGATGCAGTTCGGCGACTATCACCTGTATGAGAACCAGGTGGACGCCGCCGAGGAGCAGCTCAAGCGCTTCGATGCGATGAACGGCATGGCCACCGGCCTGGAGGTCCCGGCGATGTCCTACGGCCAGCTCTGGGTCCCGGCAACCGTCCGCGACCACTCCTTGCACACCATCGAGGTGGACGAGGTGGTCCTCAAGGGCTACCAACCCTGGGGGAAAATCGCCGCTCCTGTTGCGGTTTGATTTCAGCTACGCTGTGACGACAAGGCCCTCGAAAGGGCCTTGTTTCTTTGTACTCCGTACAATATGCTGTCCGCCTCTGATACGTGGAGCGGCATGATGCAAGACGATTACCGTGCCGAGCTGATGGACCTGGCAAAGGAACACCAGCTCAACCCGGAGGAACTGGCCACCCTCACTGAATACTCCCGCTCGTCCGTCGATGCCTGGCTCATGCCAGACCGGACGAGTGACCGCGCCCGCCCGGTACCGGGGCGTGCCGTCAGCCTACTCAAGGCGAAGATCGAAGCCGCAAAGGCCAACCTCAACTAAAGCGCCGCGGGCCGTGGATTTGGCCCGATAGGAGTAGTCATGGCTATGTATCGCTTCTTCCAAACGGAAGAAGACGGACCCTGGCAGCCGATCACCGATAGCGAGACTGTCGTTGTTGATGCGATGCAGAAAGGGGCGAAAAAGCTAACCATCCTGGCGGTAGATGCACCCCTTGGTGCAGACGATGCTAAGCGGGGACACAAGTATAACGGCCCGCTGTATTTCGACATCGACGTGGAGGGAGCTGTAGAGGAGGCCATCAAGTCCGCCCAGCAGCTGGTGAACAACCTGATCCAGATCTACGAGACGCCGGAAGAGGCGATCCAGATTTTCTGCTCAGGGAAGAAGGGCCTGCACGTCCTGGTCGACCAGCGCGGCTTCATGCCGCGCAACACCGCCATCAAAGACCTGCCGCTGATCTACAAGGTCATGGCGTCAGAGCTGTACGTGTCGGGCATGGACTTGAGCCCCTATGCCTGCGGCCGGAACAACACCTTCCGGATCGCCAACCTGAAGCGCTACGACGGCAACTACCGGGTGCCAATCCGCATCCGCGAGTTGTTCGAGCTGGACGCCGATAGCTACGCGCGATTCGTCTCTAAGCCGCGCAAGGAGCTGGTGCACACCCCGTACAAGGGGCCGCACTCGATCAAGCTCAACGTGCTGTTCAGCACTGCCACCGACAAGGTGGGCGTTATGGAGCGCGAGCTTACCGAGCGCTCCCGTAACACCGCCGTCGCCCACCTTGACCGGATCGCCGACCAGGCCCCGCCTTGCGTCGAAGCGATCGCTGAATACAAAGGCCTGAAGAGCAGCACCACCTTCAACCAGGTGGCGCTGAACCTTGGCCTGTGGGCCAGCCGGGCCGGCGCGCCGGAGTTCGAGCGCAACCGGATCTTCGCCATGACAGCGGACAATGCCGAGCGCACCGACCGCTACCCGACGCCACGCTCGCGGATGGTGGAGCTGGATGGCAAGTACAAGTTCACCGTCAACAGCCCCGACTACAAGTTCGGCTGTGGCGCAATGCGCTCGATGCTCACCGCTGGCCGGAAGATCTGCGAAGGCTGCCCGCTGGAGAACAGCTGCAAAGGCAGCAACACCGCCGAGTTCCTCAGCGACATCGCCGAGAAGTCCGGTATATCGAAGAACGACAGCGGCTACCTGCGCCAACTGGCGAAGGGCCGAACCGAACAGATCAGCACCTTCACCCTGGAAGCCCAGGCCGCCTACATGGAAGATCTGCCAGACGGTACCGGCACTCGCCGCCGCGGCACGCTGTGCCGCGTCATGCGCTACGGCGAGAAGCTAGGCTCCGTCATCATGGACGAGGCGGCATGGGCGAGCAAAAGCTCATTCCTGCGGGCGCTTGAAGGGATCAACGGGGTCTACTACACCGGCGGAGACGCCGAGATCCAGAAGATCAAGATGCTGGTGTTCCTAGAGGAAGAGAACATGCCTGAAATTCACCAGGTAACAGCCGCCGGCATCCATATCGAACGGCGCCGCGACACCGACCTGATCACCTTCGTCGAGCCGGGCAAGTCGCTGAACAACCTGCAGATGGTCGACACCCACCGCCTGACCAAGGTCATCTCGCTGCCGCCGGAGCTGTTCAAGCAGGTGCCGCTGGAGATCGGTGACGCCAAGGCGGACCAGGCTCTGGCCAACCTGTGCAAGTCCAACCAGCAGCCGGTCATGGCCATCAGCCTGGGCTGGATAGCCGCCTGCCACCTGAAACAGCACCTGCGCGAGGCCTACGGCCAGTTCCCGCTGCTCTCCTTGTGGGGAGGCTCCGGTGCCGGCAAGTCGAAGCTGGCCGAGCTGCTGGTGACGCTGCACGGCCTCAACTGCAACCAGCGCTCGAAGGCTAACATGTCGGCCATGAAGACGGCCTTCAACGCCGTCGAGCTGCTGTCCGGCACCACTACCGTGCCGCGGCTGTGCGAGGAGTACAACCGCGACAAGATCCCAGAGCACCAGTACCTGATGCTGGGAGAGCTGTTCAAGGCCCTCTGGAACAGCGAATCGTCCTCGCGCGGTACCGTCGTCCAGGGCCAACGCAGCCCGGTGTCGATCGAGATCCCGCTGACCAGCCCCGCCTTGATCCTCAGCGAGCAGCAGATCAAGATGCCGGCGCTACTGGAGCGCACCCTGGTGGTGAAGATGATCAAGGCTGGCCGTAACCGCGAGGCCTTCTTCAAGGCCCAGGACGGACGCCAACACCTGATGCGCCTGGGGCAGAGGCTGATGCAGGGTGCTCTGCGGCTGCCGATCAGCAAGGTGGAGCAGATGGTCGAGATGCAGGGGGCTTGCGTAGGCACTCAGTTCGACGACCGCCCGCGCTACAGCCTGATGGTGGTGCACATGGGTCTGGCCTGGCTGATCGAGACCTGCACCCAGCTGCGCATGCAGGACTCGGTACACGAACTGACCGTAATCAAGAATGCCCTGACCGAGATCACCGCTGAAGCTGATCGGGTGGAAGAGGACGATCCTAGCCTGTCGCTGTCCGGTGTCCTGGGCCGCAGCCAGGTGTCGGAGGTCGACCAGTTCATGATCCAGCTGGCCGACATCATCTCCGAGTCCGGCGCGCTCATGTACGAGGAGACGCAGAGCGGCAGGCCTGGCGCCCGCCGGCCGTTGCTCTCGCCGCGCACCGATTTCCGCGTCGCTGGCGACAAGCTCTATCTGTGGGGCAAGACCTGTCACAGCCGCTACCTGGAGTGGTACCGCACCACCGGCCGGCGCAGCCCGCTGGAAGCCTGGTCCGACCTCAAGCAATTGGTCGAGCACGAGCCCTACTTCATCGAGTGGAAGTCGCTGGATGACTTCGCCTTCGGCGAGCCGGCGATGGTGCTGGACATGGCCCAACTCAAGCTGCGCAACGTGCACGTCGATAGCATCCGGCGTGTCTACGAGGTGCTCGGCACCATCGACCTGTAGGAGCTGCCGTGAACCTCAACGAGTACCTGAAGCTGGCGGGGGTCGAGAGACCCCTGGCCTTCGGCGACTACATCGAAATCAAACTGCCAGACGCCAACGGTGGCCTCAGCGGCGTGCCGCGCGACTACCAGGTGACCGGGCTCCACCTCTCCTTGAAAAACCACTGGTACGGCCTCTGGGACGACCCGGGAACCGGCAAGACGGTCGTCAGCCAGGCCTGGGCCATCTACTGGGCGACCGAAGGGTACCGCACCATCGTGCTCACCTTGAGCAACCTGATCGGCCAATACATGGACGATTTCTTCGAGACGTTCGAGGGGATCGAGAAATTCATGACGGTCGACCGGTTCAACTACGAGCCGAAAAAGCGCCGCGAGCTGGAGGAAGGTTGGGATCAGAACGGCTGGCCGCAGATGCTGGTGATGACCTACGAGGGCTTCTCCAACCTGTTCAAGGCCAAATGCCCCACTGCAGATCCGGCCTGGTTCTACGAGCGTGGCTACCGAGTGCTGTGCGCCGACGAGGTGCACAAGAAGCTCTGCAACGTCGACACCAAGCTGTGGAAGCAGATCAAGGCCTGGCGCGATAACGCTCAGGTGGAGCCGCTGCGGCCACCGAACAACGAGACGGTGTTCCTGCCGATGACAGGCACGCCGATCCCGCGCACCTTGACCGATGCCTACGGGATCATCGAGTTGGTGAACCCAGGACGATATGTCGGCTTCAAGCACTTCGACCGGGAGCACAGCCAGTACAAGACGGTGAAGCTCTCGCCGGAGAACTACATCACCGCCAAGGGTGGCAAGGTGATCAAGCAGATCAAGCAGCTGGTCGGCTACCGCAACCACGACAAGGTGCACAAGCTGCTGTACGAGAAGGGCCGGCGCGTGGTGAAAGACCAGGTGCTGGATCTGCACAAGCCGAACATCCGCCGGGTCAAGGTGACGCTCAGCGACGAGCACTACCTGCTGTACCGCCGGTTGCTCAAGGAGCGGTTCCTGGAGATGGGCAACGAGGTGATCCTCGCCATGAACCAGCAGCAGCTGCGCCAGCACGCCCTGCAGATGGTCTCCTGTCCGGAGCTGTTCCTGTCCGAGGAAGACCAGGTTGGCTTCCACAACGCGGTTATGGAGGCCGTGCTGCTGTGGTTGGAAGAGGCAGACCTGGAAAGCCAGAAGGTGATCCTGTTCTTCAACCGCATCGACTCCATCGAGCGCTACGGAGCCGCGCTGGCCCAGTACAACCCGGCCTTCATGTACGGCGAGGTGCAGGGGTCCGCCAAGGAGAAGCAGCGGCAGAAGATCCTGCACGACGACAGTTGCCGCCTGCTGATCGCCAACCCCAGGTCGGCGAGCGCCGGCCTCAACCTGCAGAACCAGTCCCACAACGTGCTCTTCGTAGAGCCGACCGGGGTGTACGGCGACTTCAAGCAGGGGCTGGAGCGGGTGCTCCGGTCTGGCCAGAAGCACGTCGTGGACGTGGGGGTGATCGACGCCCTGCGTACCGTGTCCCGGAAGGCTATCCAGAACATGCTCACGGCAGAGATGGACATCGAGAGGGCGGTGGTCGACAAGACCCGCCTCCTTGCTGACCTGGTACTGTCTTGACATGCGCCGCCAGTGGCGTACACTGGCAATGCGGCAGGTAACTGCCGACGCCGAAAGGCAAATGCCCAATGAAAAGTGCTTAAACTCCTAACGAAAAGGAAAAATGCCAAATGGCTATCAAGCAAGCTAACGCCGTCGCTGACAACTCCGCCACCCAAGCCGCTGAATCCGCTGCTGAGGCGCAAGCCCAAGCCGTAGAGACCGTGGGCGAAACCCAGGTGGTGGAAACTGCTGAACCCGTGGTCGAGACCGCGGACCAGGAGCCTGCCGCTGCTGCAGCCGCCGGTGCTGGCCAAGTCGAAGATCGCGCCGCCGAGAGCGAATCCGTCCTCGACGAGGAAGAAGTGCTGGAAGAGCCTGCTGCCGCCCCGGCAACTGGCAACCAGCAGGTTGTTGCCCAGACCGGCACCACTGCGGTCAGCACCAACAACTCCGCTGTGAAGGGTGCCTTCATGCAGGAAATCCTGGCTGGCCTGGCTGACCAGGGCTTCGAGGACACCGAGCTGGACTACAGCTCGTTCCTGAACATCACCCTCAACAAGCAGATCGAGACCAGCGAAGGTCAAGAGCTGCCGAGCAGCGGTTTCCTGGTACGGCTGGCCAGCGCCAAAGCCAAATACTGCTTCCGCAACAACAACCCCGTCGAAGACGAGGTGGAAGTGGCTTACTCCTACGACAAGGAAGCGCACAAAGATCCGGAGTCCCCGGTCTTCGCCGCGATCCAGAAGTGGAAGGAAGAAGGCCTGGAGCTGGGCGACATCAAGAAATACCAGGAAGTGCTGGCGGTCATGGTCGACGACAGCTTCAACGTCGAGAGTGAGACCAAAGGCGAGCTGAACGGCAAGCTGATCACCCTGCAGATCCCGCCGACCTCCCAAGGTCGCTGGGGTGGCTACCTGGTCCAGCTGGGCATGGCGAAGAAAGGCATCTCCGATGTCATCACCCTGTGCCGCCGCGGTAAGAAGGTCGAATCCGGCAAGTTCCCGTTCTACCCGTGGGACTTCGTCAACAAGGGTTCGGTCGAGAACTTCGGCCTGTAATCAGCGACAGCAACAAGGAGAGGGGCGCCGCGGCGCCCCTCTCTCATGCCCGCAGTAAACTGGAGACCCACCATGACTCAGATCCTGCCCATCGCGTCTGTGGCGCGGCGCATGGAAGTCACCCACCGCCCGAAGGAAGTGCTCGACCTGAAGGGCCTGATCATGCACGCCTACCACGGCGCGCGAGATCCAAACGCCGTCCTGGCCAGCGACGGCCACTCCTTGATCAAGAGGGCCGCCCACGGCGTCGAGGCGTTCTGGGAACGCTACCTGCAGCCGATCTTCGAGCGCACCGCCCCCATCGACGTGGTTGCCGTGATTGAAGGCGGCAACAACCTGCGCACCGCGATCTACCCGGAATACAAGGCCAAGCGCAAGGCCGAGAAGGAAAAGCAGGACCCACGGCTCACCGAGCAGATGGACATCCTGATGCGCGAAACCCAGCAGCTGCTGAAGTACCTGGGTTGCACCGTACTCGAGGTGCCCCTGGTCGAAGCGGACGATGCGATCGCCATGGTTTGCCACAACTACCCGGGCCAGGTCGTCGTCCACACCCGCGACCTTGACCTGGTTCCCCTGGCCCTGCTGCCTAACGTCACCATGATGTTCCGCGAGCAGCTCCTCGACCCGCACGAGCCGGTGAAGCTGGAGGCTGAGGGCATCGACCTGCTGCCGAAGCACGTCACCCTGTTCAAGACCCTGGTCGGCGACGCCACGGACGAATACGGCGGCGTCAAAGGCCTCGGCCCGAAAGCCTGGCTGTACCTGAAGGAGAAGTACGCCGACGAGGGCCTGGCCGAGATCGAGCGCTGCATCATGATGGACGAGCCGGCCGAGATCCTGGATACCGCCCAGCTCTACGGCGACAAGGTCATGCTCAAGATCCACCAGCAGTGGGATCAGGCACGCATGTGCTACAAGCTGGCCTGCCTGCACCCCAACTGGTGCTGGATGTCGCGCGGCAGCAAGCTGATCCGCCCGATCTACCACAAACGCCTGCCGCTGGCCGAGAAGGTCCGCGAGATCCTCGCCAAGCTGGGCTGCAGCCCGCTGTTCGACGAGTTCAAGCGCTTCCTGTCCACCGAGACCCTGGTGGATGCGGAATGGGTCAACGAGGCTCGCCTGGCACGCATCAAGGAGGGCTTCGGCAAATCCCCCGCCATCGGGTTCGACACCGAGGGCTACGACAAGAACATGTTCGCCAACCTGCGCGAGGCGGTCACCGGCGGCAAGGACTACGTCGACACCCTCAGCCAGACCCTGACCGGCGCCAGCTTCACCTTCGGCGAGAACCTCCAGCACACCATCTACGTGCCGGTTGATCACCGCGACACCCACAACCACCCCTTGTCCTTCCTGACCGAGCTGCTGGTGCATGCGCACGACAAGGAGGGCAAAGCCCTGGTGGCTCACAACAGCCGGTTCGAGCAGCAGATCCTGGAGCGTGACCTGGGGCTGGACATCGCCGACTGGCAGGACAGCATCACCTGGACGAGCTACTACGACGAGAACCTGATGGAAGGCGCCAACGGTGGCGGCAACCTGAAGGAGGTGTCGCTGCAGCTGCTGCGTCATGTGCAGGTGCAGTACAGCGAAGTGCTGGCTTCCAGCGGCGCGACCAACATGCGCGAAGTCAGCGGCCAGCAGGTGCTGCACTACGGCTGTGACGACGCCCTGACCTCGGCCCATATCTGGGTGGTGCAGACCTTCGCCTGCGCCTTGGAGCGCCAGAGCGAGTTCGTCAACCGCTACGACATCCTGCCCGGCCGCCTGCTTAACCGCTCATACCAGCAGGGCATCAACATCGACCAGGCCGAGCTGGAGCGCCAGGCAGCCGCTGACCGCATCCTGATCGACGAAGGCATGGCCGAAGTGCGCCGCATGCTGACCGAGAACTGCTTGCAGGTGGATCAGGAGGAAGCTGACCTGCGTGCCGCCCGTTTCATGGAGGCCGACCGCGAGTACCGCGAGATGGCCCTGCGCAAGAAGATGGAGGGCGTCGGCTCCGAGAAGCTCAAGGCCGAGATGCAGGTGCAGCTGTTCAAGATGCGCGAGGCCTGCACCTACAAGCCCCGCGTCGAAGTGCAGCGCACGGTGGAGTTCGTCCCCACGCCGGCGCAGATCCTGCAGGTGGCCCGCCACCTCGGCCTGCCAGAGGGCGAGGAAAACTCCATGGCTTCCACGGCGAGCAAGAAGCTCACCGAGTGGCTGATCCGCCTGAACCACCTGGTGTACGAGACGGAGACCGAGTTCGAGCCGGAGATCGAGACCTTCATGGCGCTGATCGGCGCCGCGGCGGCCCAGATCAACAAGCGCCAGGGTGAGGAGTACGAAAAGTTCGCCGCCTTCTGCCAGGGCATCGCCCAACGGCACGCGAAGAGCGACTGGACCGGCGACGAGCTGAACTTCGATAGCCCGAACCAGATGCAGGAGCTTCTGTACCTGAAGATGGGTCTGCCGGTGCGCCAGCGCTCCAAGGTGCAGGCGGGTAGCGACCGCCATAAGTGGCGCATGCAGGGCTCTCCGGCCACCAACGAGAAGGCGTTCCAGTCGGCCATCGCCGAGGACTGCCCAGAAGGCGATTGGCGCCGCGACTGCCTGAAGCTGATCCTGAAGGTGAAGGCCGCGCTGACCCGCTTCGAGGGCCTGTGGAATCCGTACCCAGTGTGGCGCCGGCCGGACACCGGCATGGTTCACCCGGGCGTGAAGAACAACGGCACCGTGACCCGTCGCCCCAGCGGCGGCAGCCCGAATGCCCTGGCCTTCACCAAGGGTGAACCGCGCCGGATCGTGATCCCGCGCTACAACCGCCACGTCATCGTGTCGATCGACTTCTCCGGCCAGGAGCTGCGCATCACCGGTTCGGAAGCGAAGGACCCCGCGTTCATCGAGGCCTACACCGGCGGCGGCACCTACGTCGACGAGGACGGCATGACCCGCCAGCGGGTGAAGGACGTGCACTCGGTAACCGGCGTGATGTTCGCCATGGAGGTGCTCAAGCGCGAGTTGAACGAGACTCAGCTGTCGTTCCTGGAGCTGGATAGCTTCGGCCGCATGAACTACGCCCAGTTCCTGGATGTGGTGAAGCAGGGCCTGCTGGCGCTCAGCCAGCTCGACATCTCCCAAACCGATGCCCAGGCCATCGTGGACGGGGTGAACAAGGTGCGGAAGATGGCCAAGGCCGTGAACTTCCTGATCTGCTACCTCGGCACCGCCGGCACCCTTGCCGGCAACATCGGGATTCCCAAGGCATTCGCCGAGCGGATCATGGAGGCGGTGTTCGGTTCTTACACCCGCCTTGCCCCGTGGCAGGAGGAGACGATCAAGCTGGCCCGCCAGCGTGGCTATGTCACCACCGCCTTCGGCACCTGGAAGCACGTCAGCGAGGACATCCTCAGCAAGGACGGCGCCAAGCGCTCCCGCGCCGAGCGCCAGGCAGTCAACCAGACCATCCAGGGCTGCGCTGCCGACATCCTGAAGGTGGTGATGACCGAGGCCGAGGAGCAGGGGATCTTCACCGACCCGCACAAAGCAGTGATGCACCTGCCGATCTACGACGAAATCATGTCTTCGGTCCACATGGACTACTGCTTCGAGTACGTCGAGAAGATGCAGGACATCATGAACCTGACCCCGCCGGGCCACGCCATTCCGATGATGGGCGAGGTGTCCATCGGCTTGAACTGGTGTGACCAGACCGAGCTGCAGGACCGGCCGAGCGAGCGGAAGATCATCACCCTGTTCGAGAAACTGGTGAAGGAGGCGGCATGAAGCGCCTGATCGAGTGGTACCGGGGCTGGCGCGAGAAGCGCCAGCAGTTGAAGAAGCGCGAGGAGTATGAGCGCCGGGCCGGGGGCAGCGAATGCTGCCCTCACTGCGATACCTGGTCGTGGGAGGTGGGAGGCTGGGCCTCCTGCCACACCCACCGTGACGAGCCACGCCTGGACGTCCTCACCTGCAAGAAGTGCGGGAAGTCGTCCAACTGGCTGTACGGGCCAGGGGTGTTCATCCACATCCACAACAACCCAGAGTCCCAAGGAGACAGCCATGAGCTGGAACCAGATTGAAAGCTACCTGGCCGAGGCGGAGACCGAAGGCTGCCTGCAGAGCAACGTCGTCGAGCAGATGTTCGGCGAGGTGGCGGCGCGCGGCGGCAAGGACGCCGAGGCCCGCCTGAAGGCCATGATGGACAACCACGACACCGGGATCTCCGCCTTGACCAAGGCGGTCCTGCTGCTGGCCCAGTCGCCGTTCGTGACCTTCGGCGTGGGCGCGGAGACGGTGCCTACCGAGATCCCGGCCGATGACATGACCCAGGTCGGCGTAGCCGGTAAACCAGTGCGCATGGGGCCGTGGGACGCCGGCACGGTAGGCCTGCTCCGTGACCTGGCCGAGCGCCGGCTGACCGGGCACAACGCCCGTGATGCCATCCTTGGCGAGATGCGGCGGCTCGACGCCTATAGCGCCAGCCTCCTGTACCGCGTGCTGGTGAAGGAGATGCGCATCGGTTGCGGCCCGAAGACGGTGAACAAGTTCCACAAGGGGCTGGTGCCGATCTTCGAGCACAAAGGCGCCAAGCGGACGAAGGAAGAGCTGCACAAGGTCGACTTCAGCAACGGCATCTGGGCCGAGTACAAGATGGATGGCTGGCGCAGCGTGATCCGTACCGACGGCCAGACCTTCGACACCTTCAGCCGCAACGGCCTGCCGATGCCCAACCTGGAGCCGCGCGCCGAGGATCTGATGCTGCTGACCCGGCACATGATCCAGCAGGGCTGGCTGAAGCCAGGGACCTGGGCGTGGGACGGCGAGGGAAAGGCCCCTGGCCACTTCAACGGCACCAGCAGCGAGGCTCGCAAGGCCGGCAAGGGTGACGCCCTGGAGTACCACGCCTTCGACCTGATCCCCTGGGATCACATGGGCGGCGGCACCGAGCCGATTGAAGTGCGGCAGGCCCGCCTTGACCAGGTGCGCGCGTTCCTGAAGTCCAACGGCTACGAGAACATGCCGTACTTCACCAAGCTGCACACCGTCGACCGCTTCGAGCTGGACAACCTGGACGACGTCTGGGAGCTGTACCGGATGGCCCGCGAGCTGGGGCACGAAGGGCTGATCCTGAAGAAGAAGGGCAGCCTGTACATCCCCGGCAAGAACGCCGACTGGGTGAAGGTGAAGCCAGAGGAGACCATCGACCTGGTCTGCCGCGGCACCTACCCGGGCGAGAAGGGCAGCAAGTACGAGGGCATGATCGGCGGCCTGTCCTTCGACCACCACGGTGTGTCGGTGAACGTCGGCAGCGGCCTCAGCGATGAAGACCGGGGCCGGGACCCCAGCTACTTCGTCAACAGCGTGTTCGAGATCGTCTACCACGAAGTGACCCCTGACGGCAGCTTGCGCGAGCCTCGCGTGAAGTGCCGCCGGGCTGACAAACACCCAGAGGACTGCGACCAATGAGCCTGTTCCAGATCGGTAAGAAGGTGCTGATCAACACCGACCAGTGGTTCTGTGCCCCGGACGGGAAGCAGTACAAGGCGGTGCACGGCACTGTTCGGGCACTGAAGAGCGACCACGAAGCCCTGGGCATCAAGACCAACGCGCGCTCCAGCAACTGGTACGTGGAGATCGGCGACATGCTGATCGCCGGCTGCCAGATCCACTACGCGATAGCCGCCGAGACGGCGGACTTCGGCGAGGTGGAGCACTGGCAGGAACACGAGGGTGAGTGCCGGCGCTACATGGCGCCGAGCCGCATATACAACGCCGACGGAGGCAGCCATGAGTAATGTCGAAGACATCCGCAACATCAAGCTCAACGGCGACCAGCAGAACGTCGTGGAGATGATGATCGACCACGTCACCGGGCCGAACCTGTTCTTCCGCCTGGATGGCTCGGCCGGTACCGGCAAGTCCACCAGCGCGGCCTTCGCCGGCCGCGAGATGATGTCGATGGGCATCCAGCTGGCGCTGGCGGCGCCTACCAACAAAGCCACCCGCAACCTGAACACCTTCAAGCGCAAGATCTCGCCGGCCGCGAACATCCCGGTCGGTACCATCTACTCGCAGCTGGGACTGGTGCTGGGCAAGGATGGCGAGGTGCGCGAGGTCGGTATGAGCGACCGCGGCCACAAGCTGGAAGGTGTGCAGGCGCTGATCGTTGACGAGTCGTCGATGGTCAACGAAATGCTGATGGGCTACATCCACTCGTTCGCGGTGGACACCGGCACCAAGGTCATCTTCATGGGCGACCCGCGCTACCAGCTGCCACCGGTAGGCGAGGCGGAATCGGCGGTGGAGCGCCTGCATCTGAACGCCGCGCTGACCAAGGTGGAGCGGCACGACAACCAGATCCTCCGCCTTGCCACCCACCTGCGCGATTGCATCGACGCCGGCACTCGGCCGACTTTCAAGTCCGACCGCGACGAGGAGGGCGGGGTGTCGGTGATGCGTTCGTCCGACTTCCGCAAGATGATCCGCCGGGCCTTCAGCTCCGAGATCTACGACCAGTACCCAGACGCTTTCAAGGCCCTGGCCTGGCGCAACGTGATCGTCGACGACTACAACGAGTCGATCCGCGACGAAATGTACAACGGGCGCCCCGCCACCCCGTTCGAGATCGGCGAGCGCATCGTGGCCAAGGAGCCGGTTCTGGACGTGATCCAGTTCCGCGACAGCGGCGAGGAGAGCTTCCTGGCCACCACCGACGAGGAAGGCACGGTGGTCTCGGTAGTGGTCCAGGCCCACCCGGTGTACGGCGAGGTCGAGGTGTACGCCGTGACCTTCACCAACACCTTCGACGAGACCGTCACCGCCTACCTGCCGACCGAGGCTGGGCGGCGGGTGGTGGACCGCCGGTTGAAGGAGTTGGGCGAGGAAGCCCGCGCTGACAAAAAGCGCTGGGGTGCCTTCTGGACGTACAAGGGGCTGTTCGCCAACCTGGCGCCGTGCCACTCCTTGACCGTCCACCGCAGCCAGGGCTCGACCTACCGGACGGCCTTCGTGGATCTGGACGACCTGATGGTCAACCGCAACTTCAACGAGATGCTGCGCATGGCCTACACCGCCTGCACCCGCCCGTCGAAGTCGCTGATCCTGAAGTACAGCTGATGGCCACCTGGAAGCGGGGGAAAACCCCGCAGCAGTACGGCAAAGAGTTCGAGGGGCGCATCCAGTCGCTGCTGACCGCCATGCAGCAGAAGCACCGCCTGCGCCTCACCCGGCTCTACGACACGTCATCCACCGGCGCCGGTGGCGCCATCCTGCCCGAGCAGGATGGCGACTTCATCGCGCTGATGGAGGGCAAGCACTGGCTGATCGAGGTGAAGACCAGCTTCGAGCACACCAGCCTGGGCGAGTCGAGGCGATCGCTCACCGGGCTGACCAAGAGCCACCAGGCAGCTGCCCAGCGCCTGGTGGTCCGCTCCGGCGGCTTCGGCCTGATCATCTTCCACCAATACGAAACACCCTACGTCGAGTTCTGGCGTGGGGACCACGTCGGCGCATGCTTCATCAAGAACGGTGAGCACCTGGACTTTGCCTTCCAGCGCCGCGTACCTGCCACCGATAAGGATCTCACCGAGGCCCTGGCCCTGGTGCTGAAAGACCCCTCCGAACTGTTCTACTGAGGAACACCCATGAGCATTCTTCGCTTCTTCTCCGACCCGCACGTTGGCAAGGAACTCAAGGCCAACACCACCCCGGCCAGCCGCGCGCTGCTGGGCAAGCAGCTGCACCTGCACGCTATCCAGGCGGCCACCATGCCGCACCCAGAGAGCCGCACCGTGATGGGCACCATCTGCGGCGGCGACCTGTTCGACACCGACAGCAACCCCGAGAGCGTGCTGCTGGCCGGCGCCCACGTCGCCGAGAAGTGCACCCTGGTGATCGGCGGCAACCACGACGTGATCAACGTGGCCGACCGCACCTCCTCCTTGCACGCCCTGTCGGTGCTGACCACGGACCAGCGCTTCGTGCTGCCGCCGGAGCCGGGCAAGGTGAAGTATCACGTCGATCGCCTCGGCGGGGTCGATGTCTACGTGGTGCCGCACCACGCCCGCCAGCAGGAGTTCGAGGAAGCCCTGGAGCTGGCCCGCGCCTCCGCTGAGGGTGGCCACTCCGAAGGCATGCGCAAGCTGCTGCTGGTGCACTGCAACTACCATCTGACCTTCGAGGCCGGCGAGAACGACCTCAACCTGACCGACGCCAAGGCCAGCCACCTGCTGCAGGTGTTCGACTACATCGTCATGGGCCATGATCACCGCCCGCGCCGCGAGTGCGATGGTCGCCTGATCGTGTTGGGCAACACCCACCCCACCAGCTTCAGCGACCAGGGTGTGAAGTACACCTGGTTCTACGACAGCCAGACCAACGACTGGACCCAGGTGGTGAACGCCAGCGACGAGAGCATGCAGGTGAAGGCCAGCGAGCTGATCGCCGACTGGAAGACCGAGAGCCTGCACCGGTACGAAGGGGTCGAGTGGCTGGACATTGTCGGCAGCCTGCCGCCGGAGGCCGCCGTGGATCTGGCCAAGGCGATCCGCGAGCTGTGGCGCAAGGGAGGCTACCTGTACGCGATCCGCGCCAGCAAAGTGCTGTTCATCGCCGAGGGCGAGAATAACGACCAGCCGGTCGGCGCCGCCCAGAAAACCCTGATCGAGATCGTGGAAGACCAGCTGGCCAGCAGCCCGGATCTGCTGGCCCTGTTCCGCGAAGCCAAGGACATGAAGGAGTAACCCATGCTGCTTTCCCTGACCCTGAAGAACTTCAAGAAGCACGCCCACCTGCACGTCGACTTCACCGCCGGCCTGAACGGCATCTACGGCCCGAACTACCGCGGCAAGTCGACCATCCTGTACGGCGTGCTGTTCGCCCTGGGCGGAGCCCCCCAGGTCCCCGGCACCCGCCTTGCTCGCCGCGACAGCGATGGCAAGTTCAGCGTCGAGATGTCGTTCCGGATGATGGCTGGCGTCTACCGGGTGGTGCGGACCAAGTCCACCGCCAACCTGTACCAGCAGGGCGAAGATGCGCCGCTGGCCACCGGCACCACGGCGGTGAACGACAAGATCGAGGAGCTGATCGGCATGAGCGTGAAGCAGTGGAAGGAGCTGCACTACGCCAAGCAGAAGAACGCCCACTCCTTGCTCCGCTACAGCGCCAACAACCTGCAGCAGCTGATCCGTCGCCTGGTGGGCGCCGAGGAGCTGGATCAGGTGCAGGCCCGCCTGAAGCGCATGGCGGACAAGGAGGGCGGCATAGTCGATGCCCTGGCCCAGGTTGCCCACACCGAGGAGCAGTGCCAGGCCGAGATCGACGAGGCCAACCGTGTGCTGGCGCTGGCGAAGGGCAGCCTGACCGAGGTCGAGGAGGAGATCTCCAACCTGGAGGCCATGGAGAAGACCGGCCTGGAGGCCATCCAGAAGGCCTCTGACCGCGTCGCCGTGCTGCAGGAGCAGAAGGGTGCGGCCGATACGGCGCGCGTGCGCCTGGCAGCAGCACAGCGCGGCCTGCAGGAGGCCAAAGAAGCCGCCCACGAGCGCGAGGCAGATCTGACCACAGCCAACGCCCGGGTGGACGAGGCGAAGGAAGGGTACGACCCGGCGGCCGGCGAGAAGATCGCCCAGTTCGAGAGCCTGAAGCTGAAGCGGGCAGCGGCCGAGCGCCAGCTGGAGGAACGCACCAGCCGCCGCGATGCGGCCGAGGTCAAGCTGGCCCAGGCCAAGCAGGCCAAACTGCAGGCCGAGGCCAACCTGGCGTCTGCTCGCGGCGCGGCCGGTGATGACCTGGATGGCTTCATCGCTGATCTGGATGACCAGGTGCAGGCTGCTGTACAGGCTGACGTGCTGGCGGTGCAGAAGACCAAGGATCTGAAGGCCGCCGTCGATGGCGCGGCCTGCCCCACCTGCAACCGCCCGTTCGAGGAGCACGATCCGGCGAAGCTGGAGGCAGAACTGGAGGAGGCCATGGCTGCCAGCCTGGCTGCTGCCAATGTCACCCTGGAGCTGAAGGGCAAACGTCGCCAGGCTGAGCTGCAGCGCAATACCCTGAACGACTACATCGCCGCCGATACCCGTGCCGCCGACGAGGTGAAGCGTGCAGAGGAGGCGGTCCTGGCCTGCCAGGGCGACTTCAACGACGCCCTGGACGTGATGACCGGCATCGAGGGCGAAGAGAACGACCTGGGCCTGACCGACCAGATCGTCACCGCCCTGCGCAGCCAGAGCCAGAAGATGGCCACGGCCAATCAGGCGCTGGCGCAAGCCCAGGCCGAGAATGACCGTGCTCAGCGGGCGGTGACGGCGGCGGCGGATGCGCTGCACGCGCTGCAGGCCAAGGGTGAACCTGAAGATCCGGAGCTGATCGGCCTACAGATCGAGAAGGTGGCAGCCCAGCTGAAGAAGGACCGGGCCACCCTTGCCGAACTGCGCGAAGCGCTGGCCAGCGCCCGCACCCGCCACGGCTCGGTGCTGGCAGACCAGTCGAACGCTGCCACCCAGCTGAACCGCTGGACGAATGCCCTGGAGCAGCTGAAGCAGAACAGCGATCGCCGTGCCACCGCTGAGAAGCGCCTGGCGAAGATCAAACACCTGCAGAAGCACCTCAAGGAGAACGCCGAGGGCTACATGGGCAAGGTGTGGGCCAGCTTCCTGCAACAGGCCAGCCAGTTCGTGGCCCAGTGCACCGGTGGCGACATCGAAGGCCTGCAGCGCACCGACGATGGCGCCTTCGTGTTCCTCGAGGAAGGTCAGGAGATGCAGCTGGAGGAGGCCAGCGGTGCCCAGGAAGCGATCATCGGCCTGGCCGTGCAGGTGTCGCTGTCTGGCGCCGCCCCTTGCCACCTGAACACCGTGCTGCTGGACGAGCCGACCGCCGACATGGACCCGGACTGCTCGCTGGCTACCATGGTCGCCATGAAAGCGCTGGGCGTGCAGGTGATCTTCGTCAGCCACCACCAGACCGACAATACCCTGTGCGACAATGCCATCACTCTGTGATGGCCTCTATGGAGAGAAGCGATGCCTGATGCAGCTGATGTTGCGCAGTACCAGCAGGAACAGATGCAGGAGATGGTAGGGCTGGGCCGTCGCGCTCAGCCTATGGACAGGCTGGTGTCCACGGGTAAGTGCTTCAACTGCGAGGAGCCGCTGGGGAAGTTGCTGGTGTTCTGTGACAGCGACCGCGAGAGCGATTGGCAGAAGCGCCGGGCCGCTAGACGGCGCAAGTGGTAGTAACAAAAAGGGGAGCCCGCGGGCTCCCCTTTTTGCGTTTAGGCCTCGTCGGCCAGGAACATCTCAACGTAATACTGCTTGCCGACTTCCAGGATCTCGGCGCTCTCTTCCACCATGGTGGCGTTGAAGTGCCCGTGGGGGGTGAGCTTGCCGAAGATAGCGTTTTCGTCGCCCGGTTTCCCGGTGTGCTCGGCCGAGTAGACCGCGCCCAGGGTGACGCTGACCATACCAGGGGTGTGCTGGCTGGCGACTTTGCTGTGGCACTGCATTTTGCAACGGATCTTGCGCATGGCGGCTATTCCTCAGAACGATGGGGAAAGCCAGGGGGTCTTTCGGGTCTTTCTCTGGCCCCTGCATCGTAGCGGAAGAGCTGTTGGGCTTCCAGCCGCAGCGCTCGGCGCCGGTCTCGTTGTGGGCGAGGAGCTGGTTGACCAGGGAATCGCTCATGGCGCCCGACTTCACCAGCTCTTTGTCCTGCTGGGTCAGGCGGATCGGCTTGAAGCTGATGCAGCCTGTGTCGATGGTCTCGTAGAAGATCACGTCGCGCGTGCAGCCGACAAGGCTGACCAGCGCCAGGGCAAGGCAGAGGCTCTTCATGGCTCACCCCAGCGGTCGATCAGATCCTGTCGGTTCTTGGCCGGCGGCGTGGTGTCCACCTTTTGCTCGACCTCCTGGCGCGCCTGGTGAGCTTCCTGAACCTGCTCGATCATGTCGGCCTGCTGATCGACCTGGTCTTCCAGGCGCTCCTTGTCAGCCGAGGCGCGTGCATCACTGCGCCCCTTGCTGTAGATACCCAGGACGGCCAAAAGGAAGAGGCCCGCCGCAGCGAGCCCCGCCCAGATGCGCGCCATCACGCGGCACCAGCCTGCCGTTTCCGGATCTGGCTGTAGACCACCACCAGGGCGCTCACCACCAGCACCACGGCGATGCTCACGCGCAGCCACTGGCCGCTGGTGAGGTTCTCCTGCTGGTCGCGCAGGGTCTCAGCCAGAGGCTGGGCCAGAGGTGCAAGGAGGGCGATGCCGCTGGCGGCCGGTGCAGCTGCGCCCGCGATGGTGGAGGCGTTCGCCGGTACCGGCGCCGTCTTCACCTTGCGGACCATGCCCGCGCGGCGCAGGCCCTCCTCGATCACCGCGTCAGGGTAGGCGTAGCCGGCGTTTTCGTGCGCGATTATGCCTACGACCAGGCCCTTCATGGTGTCGTAGTCCTTCACGTCGATCACTTCGCCCGGCTCCAGGCCGAGATGGCGAGCGACGGCGCGGGCGTAAGCCCCGGTGTCGTTCTCGTTGGGAGGCGCCCAGCGATGGATCACTTCGCGCACCGTGTCGATGGCAGAGCCGTCGGCGGCCACACGCTTATCGGCGTAGGTGATCAAGGTGCGGGCGATGGCGCGAATGCCGCTGGCCGCGTCCTTGAACTGGCAGAAGCGCTGCTGTTGGTTGCTGCCGGACTTGTAGTAGCGCGACTGCTCGCGCGGTACCAACCCTTCCCAGGGCGAGCCCCAGAGCAGGTTGCCAGGGTTGTTCAGCCGGACGCCGATTGGCGGTTCCTTTGCCATGGTGCGATCTCCTTAACGGGTGCGCTGTGGGGGAGGGAGAGGCTCCAGCCGCTGGACCCGCAACTCGAGTACGTTGACCTGGTCTTTCAGCTTGGAGATCTGGTCGAGGATCACCTCTTTCGAGGCGTTCAAGGAGTCCTTGGTGGCCCAGCTTTCGCCCCTGAGCCGGAGGCTGTCGACTGAGCTTTTCAGCTCGCCGATGTCCTGCTTGGTGGCGGCGAACTCGACAGCGACAACGCGGGTGGAAGTGTTGATCTCGTTGAGACTGGATATGATCCAGCCGCCGAAGGAGAGGAGCAGCGTGGCGCCCGTTGCGACCAAGGCCAGGAAGCCTTTGTTGATCCAGTGACTGACGCGATCTTCGGGGTTGGTAGCTGCCGGCACGGGGGCCTCCTGATCTTCCGTGGTTGCAACGGGCGCTCCGTGCATAAGAACTCTCCTTTCCCTTGCCGACCGAAAGTCAACGATGTTCGTAGCGTGGTGCTGTTGTTTTGCCAACATTGTATCAGCCCTCTCGATCCCTTGAAGAAAAGTGACCGCGGTGAGGGGCAGTTGTTGAGTAGGAACTGAGCCCGTCCGACGTTCTACATGGTGAGTAGTAGCGCGTAGTTGGTGAGTTTAGCGTCATCCTCCCATTTGACCCAAGGCTTGCCGTATTCGGTGGCCACAAAGCCGGGCACCTGCAGGTAGCGGGTCTTCAGCGAAACCCACGGAAGCCCCATGGCAGGGGGCGCGATACCGGCCGGGGCGATGAAGCGCCGGCCCATGCCAATCGTCGGAACACCAAGGGGTGGCTGGACAATCCCGGCCGGGCGGAAGGACTGGGCAGCGTTCTGCACCGTCGGCGTGCCCATGCCCGGCGGGGCAATACCGCCAGGTGCGATGGTGCGATTTTTCAGCTGAACGGTAGGCGTGCCGATGCCGCCGTCGTTGATACCGACCGGGTAAATGAACCGGTTGAACAGCACCACGGTCGGCACGCCCATAGCCGGCGGGGCGATGCCGGCCGGCTGCAGGTTGCGGATGAAGTTGGAGATCCGCGGTACCGGGATGCTCGGCGGGGAGATCCCCGGCGGCGACAGGAAGCGGGTGTAGTTGTAGAGCGTGGGCACGCCGATGAAGCCGGAGTATATGCCCACCGGGGCGATGTACTGCAGCGGCTGGAAGACGTTGGGCACGCCGAGATCGGGAGCCGAGATCCCCGCCGGGAAGATGTACTGCGCGTCGGTCGGCGGCAGGATGCTGGGCGCGAACTCCAGCTGCACCTGGTCGCCGGCTGGCGGGACGTAGTTGCCGCCATGCGCCTTGAAGGCTAGCCCGGCCTCGTCGCCCGGCGGCGGCGTGTAGGCCATGCTCAGCCCCCGGACGCTACAGGCTGTACGTTGGCCGCGATCACGTCGTTCTGGCCGTCAAGGCGGCCGATTATGTCGTACTTGAGCGTCGGGTTAAGTCCGTCGATGCGCCAGGTTCCGTCAGCACCAGATTCAGTCGAAGCAACCAGCACGCCATCACCTGGCACGCCCTCTTCCGGGCGGTAATGCACGCGCACTGTGGCGGCCACCGGCACGCCGTTGAGCGTGGTGATGCCATCAGGGAAGCTGCCGGCCAGGTAGCCGTTGCCTGCGAACGACACGGGCAAGTCGTCGATCATTCGCTTCAACTCATCCTTGAGACTGGCCGCCATCACGGTTTCAGTCATACCGTCGCCCCCTCCCAAATCAGGAGCGGAGCAAATGCGGCGCGCGTAGCGCCTGGCGTCGGCTCAAGCGGGGCCAAGCAGCGTGTTGGATGGATGTAGTCATGCGGGTGTCCGTCGAGAAGCGTCACCCCTGCTAGCACTTCTCCATCCGCCAAGGCAGCAGCGACAGGTACAGCGCCCATCATTGGCGTTGCCAGCACAGGCTCTGGCTGATTCAGCGGCGAAGGGATCATCACCCGCGTCAGAGAAGCCTTGCCGCCGCGCATTGCGCCGTTAATCGTCGATGCGCCCAGGAACATCCGCTCACTCGAAACGGCGCTGCCGACTACGTTGGCCTGTATGCCGCCATAGTTGTAGATGGCCGTCGAGGAATAGCGCGTTGAGCTGTTGTGCGCGATAACGGAAAAGCCCGTATCGAGCAGGTTGCCGCCCCTGTCCGTGTGCCGGAATAGCGAGAAGAACAGCAGCGGCACACCATCACCCGCGACAGGACGGAAGCTATAGGATACTGGCTCGTTGAGGTTAGAAATCGCCGGCTCGGTGGTCGCATAGTTAATCCCGTCAGCATGGAAAGCCAGCCAGCAGAAGCCCTCTCCGCCGCAGCCAAAGCTCTTATTGCTGCGCGCCAGGCGAACAGCCGCGTTGGCCTGATCATAATAGACGTAGCCCGTCCCCATACCTTCCAGTGCGCAAACGGACGGGCCTACTCCTGTGATGACTCCCGCGCCGTTACTGCCTTGACCGAAGGTCAGGAGGGGCCAAGGGCAGGCGCGCGAGCTTTGGAAATAGCGGTAAACCACCTTCACATAAATCGGCGCAACGCTGGCCAGCGCATCGTTCATCCGGTAAATGCGGTAGCCGTGTGTCGTTACTGTGTATGAGCTGCCGATAGTCAGCCCAGCGAAGCTCGCCAACTGCCCGGTGTCGCCGGCCTGCACAAGCCCGCACACGGGCGTGAGGTAGTCGTGGAGTTCGGCATACAGCGCCTGAATCTCTGCCGAAGTAGGTACATCGCCGGCCTGCATGACGCTCAAGCTCTGCCGTTTAGCCATCTTTCAGGTCCCCCAGCGGGTCTTCGCTCGGCCAGTAGCCCTTCTCCGCATGCCACTGGCAATACTCGTCAAACAGCTCGGGCTGCGGCTTGAAGCTGGCCATGTTGGTCACGCCATGCCGCTCGGCCATGAACATCTGGAATGCCGGCAGGCCAAGGACGTGACCCCACGGGATTGCGGCAGGCATCTGCGTCTTCGCGTCGAAGGCAACAAAGCCCTCCACGCCGACGCGGATTGGCTCGGGCTTTGCTGCTTGCTCGGCGGTACTCATTGCACACTCCTGCGCGCCGGCGCCTCAGAGGCGGAAAATCTTGTTGGCACCGTTGTCCCAGTTGACGATGATGTCACCAGTGTTTGGGATGATCGGCAGGCCGGTGGCCGTGTCGATAAAGGCAAGGAGGGGGCTGGCGGCGTCGCTGGCCCCCTCCTTGTAGATGATGATTGCCTCGATGCTCGTGCCGCTGACCGCCGGGAAAGTCAGGTCGTTCGCGTCGCACGCGCCGCCAGTTGCCGTCTTGCCGGCCAGCGCCACCAGGGTGGAGATCCGCGCGGCACCGGCCACGTCGGACAGGAACTCGTGGGTCTGGCTGAAGGTATAGGCGCCGGTGTCGACCAGGACCGCCTTGACGGTGTCGGTCTCCCAGTTGATCTGGGCCTTGGCGAACTTCTCGCGCCCCTTGTCATACAGGCTGCTTGCCATCTGTCTCTCCCTTTAGCTGCTGAACCCGGGCACGAAGGTCACGAAATCGTAGGTCGCATCGCCACTATCGTAGATGAAACCGACCTTATCGGACAGGCCAGGGGTGGGTGTGGGCGTGTAGCCCTGCACCAGGTTGTTGTACCGCACGCTGGCGGGCAGGGTGACGCCATGGCTGCCCACAGAGTCCTGGGTGATCTTCAGCAGGCAACCCTGCCCGTCCTTCGGCCCCTGGAAGGTGAGGATCACGTCGCCGGTGAGGCGCAGGCGGATCTCGTCGTAGTTTTCCCAGTTGCAGATGATGGCGCCGCTGGCCGAGGAGACGGTCTGGATACGGCGCGCCTGGTTTGAGTTCAAGCCGCGGTAGCCGCGGTAGGCCTCGAAGAAGTCCTCCAGGCTGCCGACGTTCCCGTCTTCCAGCCACAGCTCGTAGGCGTCCTTCCCGTCGGCCGCGGCGGGGATGTTGCCCAGCAGCCACTCCAGGTAGCGGGTGAAGGTGATGCTGTAGTTGGTGCCGTTGATGACCACCGGGATGATCTCGTCGCCGGTAGGGGTCAAGGGGAGCGGCGGGAACTCCGAGATTGGGATGCCCAGGAACTGACCCTCTTCCTCCTCTTCCTCCTCCTCGAAGCCCTCCCAGTCGTCCGGCAGCTCGCCGCTGAAGCTGTTGGCCAGCAGGCGAGTCATGCGCTCGGCTTCGATAGCGCCCTCACCATCTTCGGTGCTGAGCGGCTCCTCCTCCTCGGTGGTGATCAGCGTGGTCACCTCGGCGTCGTAGGCGAACTCCAGCGACGGGATGAACAGACACTCCACGCCGCCGCTGACCGACACCAGGTCGACCCGCAGGTTGCCGAGGTAGTTCTGGATGTAGAGGTTGTAGTCGGTGTCGGTGCCGGGGATCGCCGAGGACTCATGCACCAGCTCGCCGGTGTCGGCGTTATACGCGCGCACCAGGTAGGTGACGCCGGGCGGCGCGGCGAAGGCCCCAGGCACATACCACCCAGTGAGCGTAGAGCCTTGGGCGACCTTGTTACGGTGGTTCCACTGGATGTAGACGGTGCCGGTGAGAGCCTCGGGAGAATACTGCTCGTTGATCCGGACGTTGGCCGGCGGGTAGGGGCGGGCCAGCCGGCCGCGCATGGCGACGGTATCGGTCGGCGCGAACTCATCACCCATCTCCGCCAGCGAGCTGCGGCTGAGCATCTTCACGTCGACGCTGTCCAGCACCTCGTAGTTGTTGCGGGCCGAGCCCAGGTGGCCATCGTAGAACCAGACCAGGCTGCCGGCGCCATGCGCGGCCGGCGAGGTGTCCGCGCACGCGCGCTCTACCGTCACGATCAGCAGGGTCAGGTTGATGGCTGTCACCTTGCAGATCTCCTCGCCGACAAGGAGGGCGGTGCCCACCGTGACCGTGTCGAGATCCGCGGCCGAGGCCAGCAGGAACTGGTCGGTCACCTTGTCGGTGTATTGCAGCAGGGTGCCCACCGGCGCCCAGCTGGAGATCTCGGTGCCGGTGAAGGAGCCAGCGTTCTCCCGGTCCACCGGGCGGTATTCAATGGCGATCGCATCCGGCTGCTTGCCCACGGTGCCGACATAGCAGTGGGTGGCGGTCGGCGTGGCCGATATACCCAGGGCGATGACGTCGCGCCAGGACAGCTCGAACACCTGGCGCACGTCGGCCGGGTTCGGGATCATGCCGGCGATGTCGGGCAGGTCCCAGGTGTAGACCGACTTCAGCCGGTTCATCTTCCAGGCGGCCGGCAGCTTGCTGCTGAGCACCAGGTGAGACAGGCGGCCGGCAAAGGCCTTGCTGCCGTCGGCGGCCGAGCCAACCCACACGTCGGTGGCGGTCTGGGCCACGGTGTTGTCGCCGCTCTGCAGCACGTAGCCGATGTACGTCCAGACCAGCAGCTTGCCGGTGCCGCTGCGGGTGATGCCGAGGATGTAGCGCTCACCAGGCGTGAACGGCTCGTTGACGGAGCCCACCTGCACGTCGCCAACCCAAGCATTGAGGCGCCCGTCGATAATCCGCAAGCCCCACTTCGTGGGCGACTCCAGCAGCACCACCTCGCCGGTGAGATCCGCCGCATCCGGCGAGAAGGCGATGGCGAAGAAGAAGTCGTCGTCGGCAGCCGAGTACGGCCCGAAGTTGATCTTGATACCGCCGCCCACGCGCCGGGAGAAGTCGAAGCTATCGACGGTGAAGCCTGGCTCCAGCGGCAGCGGCGCGGTGTACAGGCCGACGGCGGCGTCGCTGTAGGCGTCGCGCACGATCTCGTCGGCGTCGTCCAGCGGGGCATTCACCTCGGCCAGCTTCATCTGACGGAACTCGGTGGTCAGCTTCGACCACACCTTGCTCGGCAAGCCCGGCGTATCCGTAGGCAAGGAGAGGGGAACGCTCTGCCCGCTGTTCAGGAACACGGTGTGGGCGCCCAGCGAGATGGCCGGCGTCCAGGTCCCGGCCGGCAGGGTGATCTCCCACTGGTACACGCCGTCGATCCACAGGGCCAGCTTGCTGGTGGCCGGCGTCCAGCCGAGCGCCACGATGTTGTTCTCGCCCCAGACCGGCACCGACTCGTAGATCGAATCGCTGTCGTGCAGCACCAGACCATCAGCGGTGAAGGCGTAGCTGTTCGGCGAGTCGCCGATGTCGTCGGCGGCCAGATCGTGGGAGGTATTGAATACCCCCAGGCGCATGGTCCCGGTGCCGCCGACGCTGAAGCGGAACTCGAGGAATTGCTGGTCCAGCTCGGCCTCGGTACGCAGCGGATGGGCCAGCGGCACGCGCGAGCTGGGCGCCACGGTGAAGCCGCTGGCGCCGTAGCCGTCCTCGGTGAGCGTCACCGCGTTGTAGCCGGCGCCGAACACCGTCGCCTGGTAGTCGCGGCTGAAGTTGCCACGCACCAGCTCGCGGTAGTAGCGCAGCCAGTTCTGGGTCTTGCCGGGGTAGGTCTGGTAGATCGCCAGGTCGTCAATCTGGCCACGGAAGAAGCGGGAGTTGGCATCGGCAGCGATGCACACGCGGGCCAGGTCTGGGGCGGCAAGGGTGGCCGCCACCTTGGCCGCCAGGCGCCCATCAAGAAACAGGCGGATGGCAGTGGCTGTGACTTCCAGCGCCAGGAAGTGGCGGGCGGTGTCGAGCACGCGCACCTTCGTCTCCACGGTCACGGTGTTGCCGCTGGAGTCGGTGTAGGTCAGGGACAGGAAGCTGCGGTTGAGGCCGGCGGCCACCCGGGTGCCGCCGACGCAATACTGGGTGAACAGGCGGGCCGCCGTGGAGTTGTCGGCGAGCACCGAACCGTCCGCACGCCAGAAGGTCATCAGCGCGAGGAAGTTGGCGCCCAGGCTGGTGCCCTGGCCGAGCACCAGGCGGTCGGAGGTACCGTTGAAGTTGCGGCAGGTGGCGGAGCCGGGTGAGGCCGTCGGCGTCGGCACCCTGGTGGTGCCGACGTATTGGCCGTTCTGGCCTACAGAAGAGAGTGCTACGCGCGCCGGCATCAGTCAGCCATCCTTATGAAGCTCCATGGTACCGCCTCGTCCAGCAGGCGCTGCGGGCCAGCGTCCTGCGTGCTGGCGTAGTCTACCTGCCGGCCGAACCACAGAGTAGCCCTATTGCTCTGTCCTGTGGCATTCAGAGTCACAACCTGCACGTATCCAGAGGTCGGCAGCCCGCCGACCACGTCGCCCACGGCGAAGGTGTAGGAGTTGCCGACGATGTTTCCGGACACCGCCTTCTGGGCACCGGTGTCATCGTAAAGATAGACACGGTAGGTGGTATCGCCAGGCTTGGCCAGCGGCGTGTCGTCCTGGAAGTAGATGTAGGCCTCCTGCTCCTTGTTGGAGTGGTTCCAGGTGACCGCGATCTCGTTGGCCGGCACCTTGCCAGGCACTGTGCTGCCGTTGACCTTCAGGTTGCGCACCGGGTAGGCGTACAAGGGGCGGGCGTTCGTGGTGCTGCCGTTGGTGGTCAGGGTCACGACCGGGGCGCTGAGCGGGTCCAGGGTGCCGGCCATGGCCCGGGTGATCAGCTTGGCCTTGTAGGTGCCACTGGCAAACGGCAGCAGCTGGGTCGGCGTGCGGCCCAGGGCATCGGCCATGAACCAGGCACGGGCTCCGGCCAGGTGGCGCTCGGCGGTGGTGTCGAGCAGCGCCCGCTTCACACCGGTAATCGCCCAGGTACCATCCAGGCGCTGCACCGCTGCAGTGAAGCCCATGATCTCGTTGTCGATGACCACCATGCCGGCGCCCAGGTAGCGCAGGTCGTTGGCCGTGCCGACGGGTACCTCAGTGATACCCTTAAGGTCGGTCAGTATCAGGCTGCCGCTGGCGTCCTGGCCGGCGCTCTCCAGGTAGTCATAGAGCAGCTCGCCGGTCGGGGTGAAGGGCTGGCTGTCCGGAGCCGGCAGGTACTGGCCGCCAAGGGATGGGTCGGTGTACTGCACGTCGTAGGACAGGTGGGCCGCGTTGGGCTCCTCCACCATCAGCATCGGTACCGCCGCCAGCGGCCCTGGTACGTCCGGGTCCTGCTTCAAGAACCAGTACGGGCTGAACTCCATGCGGTAGGCAGTGGGCGGCAGCGCGGTCTTGTTGATCGGCGTCCAGCCGCTGCCACCACCCTCGGTGTACAGCGCCTCGCCCAGGCCGAACACGTCCTGGGCGCAGGTGACCACGATCTTACCGTCTTTGAACGAGCCAATGCTCCGCTCCATGACGATCAGCGGCATGTTCTCGATGTTGCCGTCCGGGAACTCCCAGTCGAATACCAGCCGATCCACCGGCGCCAGATCGTAGAAGCTGCGGTCCAGCTCCAGCTGCACGCGGGCGTAAGGGTAGCTGAGCGAGCGCATGTCCCTGGTGCAGACGATCTTCGCCAGGCTGGGCTGGGTGAAACCAGGGTAGGCCGCCGTGACGGTGACCCGCTGGTTGTCGCGGTTCTGGAAGGCAGCGGTGTCCTGCACGCGCACCGGCAGGTTCTTGCCCTGGTACTCCTCCGAGGAGTAGGTGACGATCATCTCGTTGACCAGCTCGTCAGCCGTCGGCCGGGTGAACTTGATCAGCTGGGCATTCTTCTTGTTGACGCGCGGCAGGGTGTCGATGTCGTAGTCGGCCCGGATCAGCCGCATCGTCCATTTGCCGTTGGTGGGGTTGATGAAGGTGATCGACTCCACATGGCGGTCGATCTCCTTGAGAATATCCTCGAGGGATTTGGTGTTGTCCCACACCATCGAGATGCCCAGGCCCTCGCCGTGTATCTTCTGGGCGCAGCTGCGGAAGCTGGCCACGTCGATCTCGTCAGCGGTAAGACCCATGCCGAAGGCGCTGTTGGTCAGCAGCTCGTACTGGATCTCGGCGGCGTTGGCCTCGCCGTTGATGTTGTAGTAGACGGTGGACAGGCCGCGAGGCAGGCGCTCGATCTGGGCGATCCAGTTCTTCAGGACGGTCTGGGTGCCGTGGTAGCCACGGTTCCAGGAGACGCCGCAGACGCCGCGATAGGCCGGCATGCGGGAGCCGAGCTTGCTGAGCAGGTAGCTGTTCTGGCCCTGCGTGCGAGCACCGCTCATGAAGGTGAAGGTGCCGACCATGCCGCCGCCTTCTTCCTCCCCGCCCCACAGATCACCCCTGCTGATCGAGCCGTTGCCGCCTGCAAGGGAGCCGGACCAGACGGTCTCGGCCGAGCCGTTGGAGCCAGCGACGGCGATCTTCTTGAGGATGGCGTTGTCGTCGCCGTAGCCGAAGACCAGGTGGAAGCCGATGAAATACTTGTAGCCGATCACCTGCGTCTTCGAGGTGAACATGCCCTTGATCTTCTTCTTGATCTTGGAAATTTTCAGATCGCCGTACCAAACCAGGTTGGGACCATCAAGCCATGGTTTGCCCCAGAATACAGGCACAGGCCGATCCTGCTCAGCAGTCGGGACGTTGAAGTCGCCCAGACCTGGCTTCTTCGGAGGCTTCGGCACCGGCCGGGTCACCTCCATGATGATCATCAGGATCAGGACGATGATGTATTCCATAGGTCAGATCCCATCCACGAAGACGTTGTCAGCCGGAGACCAGGTGAACCCGAGGTGGTTAAGGCCGTTGCCGAACTTATCCCAGCAGGTGTTCAAGGTGCGATCGCAGCCAGCGTAGGCGGAGACCATGCTACCCAGTGCCACCCCTTCCATGCCGTGCATCAGGGTCACCGTGTCCCCGACGTGGTCGATCACGAAGTAGGCCGCGTTGCCTACCTCTATGAAGCCATACTTGAAATAGCCGTTGGGCTTGGTGCCGAATGCTCCGGAGGAGATATTGGTGCCGTTGATAGCCTGCAGGGTGCCAGTAACCCGCCAGTCGGTCTTCTGCAGCGTGCAGCCGGCATCGTAGACGAAGTGGTTGCACTGCACCTGGTACCAGACGTTCAGCCCGCCGCGCTTGGTCATGGCATACATGCTGTCGCAGGAGAGAACCGCCTTGGCGCCCTCCCAGGAGCATCCGCGCACCCGGCCGAAGAACACCGGGTAGACATCGAGGTCGCTATCTCCCCGGTGCCGGCGGAATACAGTGATCAGCATCGAGCGGCGCGGGACGATGATCTTGAAGTTCGAGAGGATTTCCAGGTCGGCCTGCACCCCGATCTCCAGGCTGTCATCACCGGAGAAGTCCTTCTTGAAGGTGAAGTCACCGCGCTCCATGACCTTGGGGGTGTACTCGAAACCCTGGTAGGTCAAGGGGAGGCGCATGGGGGTATAGCGGTAGGTTTCCCCGCCCACGATGTGGAACTGGTAGAACTCCTCGGGGCGGCCTCTCCAGGCGCTCCGCTCCTTGTCATCAAACGCCATCCGTCAGCAGCCTCATATTCTGGTTGGCCAGCACCAGCTTGTCGCTGCGCCAGTCCAGTTCGATGTCATCCGCATCCAGGCGATGCTCTCCCAGGAACGATACCATCTCCACGTCCCGCGGCTCGATCACCCGTGAAATTTCCTGGTCGAGCCCCAGGATCTCGGTCGCACTGGTGGGGCCTGCTGCAGCCGTTGTGATCCGGCGCATGATGCGGCTGCCGTCACGCAGGAACATGATCAGATCCTGGCGCCCGTAGCGGGTCTGGTAGAAGTTGCGGTACCCGATGTTCTTCACCTCGATGGAGGTGTTGCCCACCTCCACCTTGGTCGCCAAGGTGAAATCGTTCTTCCAGCTCGGCGCCCAGAACGGCACCACGCGCCCGCGCCGGCTGTACAGCCAGCACCGGAACTGGTGGATGCGCTGCTTGCTGTTCAGGAACCAGGCGTGCGTGCGGACGATGTTCGGGACGTCGTTGTTCAGCACGGTGAAGCGCGACTTCAACTCGGTCTCGAAGATGTCCAGGTTGCGGATGTTCCGCTCGTCCAGGGCGCTCACCCAGTTCGGCGCGATCAGCAGCAAGGGCGACCCACGGTAGGTGACCGGGAACTCGAACGGGGTCTCCACCTCTACGTCGGTCAGCACGAAATCTAGCTTCACCTCGGCCAGGTCAGCATGGGTCCAGGTGCTGCTGGTTTCCTGCGGCAGGCGGGCGGGCCGGCAGGCGGCGACCAGCGTGCCCTTGCCCCAGCCCTGCATGAGCGGGCGCTTGGTGATGATCCGGTCGGCGAGGATCTGCTCCACCTCCACGGTCTCGAAGTAGTCGAACCCGGCCCAGAGCACAGCCATCCCGCCCACGCGGAAGCCGGCATAGGCCGTTTGGCACATGACCGTGTTGAGACCCGGGTAGGCCGGCTCTGTAAGGTTGTCGTGACGGTGCCACAAGGGGAGCTGGTAGATGCGGTGCTGCCAGCCCCACAGCAGGCTGGACAGATTGTGCAGCTTGTCCGAGTGCTGCTGCACGGTCATCGACAGCGTGGTGTCAGGCCACTCGTTGAGGGCCATGCGCTGTTCGGTGCCATCCTTCGAGGTGATGATGTCGGACACCCAGGACAGCTTCTCGATGTAGCTCTTCGAGGTGTCTGGCATCAGGCTGAACACCACCTAGCGAATGCCGGTGACCTGCAGGGACACGTCCTTCACGCCCACGGCGTCGAACAGGAAGCGCGCGTCGATGTTGGTGGGTCCGGTGGTGGCCACGCTCACGTCGATGGTCAGGGCCTGCAGCGGCTGCAGCACGAACGGCGTGGCCGGCACGTTGAGATCCACACCGTCGTCGTTGGCGCGGGTGATCTGCTGCACGGTCACCGCCGTGAAGCTGGAGTTCCACAGCTCTACCTGGCGGGTCTGGCTGTTCAGGACATTGCCCATGTTGAGCAGGCTGGGGTTCAGCTGCAGCTTGCCGTAGAGCAGGTCCGTGAAGGTCATACCCCGCCGGCGCGGGCACACCACTACCTTCGGCACGCCCTGCAAGGTGCGCCGGGTGTTGATCCTGCGGAGGTCGTAGCCGGGGCCGTTGTTGAACGTGGCTACGCGGTACAGGCCGAACCCTTGCCACGGGTAAAACCAGGTGTTCCGGTCGTACCGGTTGGTGTCCATGATGTCGACCCAGTCGACATCGGGGCGGATAGGGTCGGTGTACGCGCTGCGCGGCGGCAGGATGTGCGCCGAGGTCTCCTTGACCGCCATTACTGCCTCCTTACCGCGACACCCGTACCGTAGTAGTTGAAGGACTCGTCCGCCGGGTTACTGGGCCGCGTGCCGTAGTTGTAGATGTTGAACGGCGAGATCCGGTGGTGCGAAGGGAAAGCCTGATAGGTATCGCCCACTCCCGCGACCAGGTCGCCAGCAGCATACGCCTTCAGGCTCAGCCGGCCGACGTGAGGGATGAAGCCGATCAGCTCGTAGCCGGCACCCTCACCCATCGCCTTGTAGGCACCGATAGGCCACAGCACAGTGCGGCCTTCCTGCTCCAGGTAGGAGACGTTGGTCAGGTTGAGGAACCCGCTGACAGCCGGGTCGGAATAGCTAGAGTCCGGTATCGGCAGGCCCAGGTTGGCCCAGTAGTTGCCGTTGCCGTAGCTGTTCACCGCGCCAGGAGTCATCATCGTGTGGTTCCAGCCGTCGAGCTGGTCGCTGGCGGTCCAGCGGGTGTCCACCAGACGCACAAAGCAGGTAGCGCAGTCGTTGCTGATGTACGAGGCGTTCGGGATCGGGATAGTGCCGAACAGAGCCTCCTGTAACTCCCCGTAGCTCTTGTTGAACGAGCGGCTACCGAAGAAGAACTGGCCGCCAGCCTGCACCTCCTGGCACATTTCCAGGTTGCCGAAGGCCAGCCACTGGAACTTGTTGGCCGAGGTCTCCATGATCAGGAAAACCGCCGTCGGGTCGTCCAGGATGAACAGCCAGTAGCGCGAGATGGCGCCGGGCGCGGTGATCATCGAGGCGAGACCCTTCAGCTCGGTTGAGCCTGGCGCACCTGGTTGGTTGTGCCAGGAACGGGACATGTTCACGCCGGTGCCGCAGTTCATGGCGATCCAATTTGGACGCCAGGTCTGCGTGGGGTTGCCGTAGGTATAGTTCCAGTTCCAGGTACCCTGGCGTGCGGAGCGCTCGGCGGCAAGGGCGACTGGCACTTCGTTGTTGAAGCCGGTGCGCAGGTTGACCACCAGGCCACCCTTGCTCATGTGGCAGCGCACTCCACCAGAACCGCCCTCGTTGTCGTTGTAGTGGACCGTCCAGCCGTTGGCCGCCATCGCGGTGCGCAGCTTGCCCAACATGTTGTTCACGTCTGGGGCAGAGCCTTCCTCGTAGTGTGCCATCAGAGTAGCTCCATGCCGGCGAAGTCCTCGGGCGAGCTGCGGTAGACGTTGGTCCCCGCGACGTAGCGCTTGCCCGTGTCGGTGTGAATGATGATGTCTTCGGGCTGCACGTTACCGTAGCCGGAGAAGGCCAGGTAGCCGTCCACCTCGCCCAGATCCGGGGTCAAGGTGACGGGCAGCAGAGGGGTGCTGCCGTCGAGGTTCTCCCGCAGGCGCTGCATGCCGTTGCCGCGGTACGGCCAGATCGAGTTGAGGTTGCTGTTCATCCAGCCGCCGCCGTTCCAGGAATCCTGGCGGGAGTTGTTCGTGCGCACGACGTGACCCTGCCAGTAGCCGTCACGGTTGAGCGCCATCATCGCGGAGCGCTCGGTGTCGCCTGCGCGGGCCGCCCAGAAGTTGGAGTTGGCCACCGACAGGCTCGACCAGTTGGTCTCCGAGTTGCCGGCCGAGCCGCCGCAGAGCAGGAAGTAGGGCTGGTACTTGGGCGAGCCCCACGGGGCGCCGAGGCCCAGGAACATGTCCATGTAGTAGTTGTTGTTGCGCACCTTCATGGTGATCTTGCGGCCAGTTACGGACAGCCAGTAAGAGATCTCGCCGGACCACAGCAGCAGGTAGGGGCGCTTGTTCGCCACCAGGATGTTCGGCTGCTCGTCGTAGGTCAGGCCGGCGGCGTAACCGCGCATGCCAGCCAGCTCCCAGGCGGCGGTAGACGCGCCGTTGTTCCAGCTGCGGCGGATGCCGCACATGATCTCGTCGGTACCGGCCAGGCCAGGGCCTTGGAAGATCCACTCGCTGTCGCTCTCCGGGATCGGAGTACCGAACTGGTTGGAGGCGCCCATCTTCGGGTCGCGCCTGGTGACCCAGTGCTGGTTGAGCGCCCGCAGCGGGTTGCGGGTGGTATGTACCACCACGGTGTCGCCCAGGGCGAACTGCTGGCCGGCGTTGGACGTGTCGCCGCGGGCAAGGGTGAGGCTCAGCACTGGGATGTCGAGCACGGTGCCCTGGGTGTAGTTCCCATGGGCGCCGGAGACGCTGCCGACCACGGAGAAGACCGCCGGGATCTCCGGCTGCACGCTCGGGATCAGGGCCTGGCCTGCTGTGGTGCAGGTCAGGGTGATGGTCTCGGTCTGGGTGTTCACCTTGCCAGCTACGGCGGTCAGCTTAGGCTTGGCCGGGGCGCTGTAGTCCACGATCTTCAGCTGGTATTCATCGCCCGGCGCATAGTCGGTGGTGCCGAAGTCCAGGTAAAACTGCACCTGCGAGTCCAGGTACACCTGGTTGACGGTGGCGTCGGCCAGCACCCCGCGCAGGGAGGACACCACCCCGAAGCCGCCGCCGCGAGAGGCGGCGGCTTCGCAGGTGATGGTGTAGCTCTCGCCAGTCAGGCCACCGGCCGGCAGCTGGATGTCCAGGAGCTTCCCATTGCCGGAGCCGGTGTAGTAGGCCCGACCGACACTCCCTACGCCGGTGACGAAGTTCTTCACCCGCTGGTAGAGGTCGTATTCCCTGGCCGCGCGGCCGACGATGAAAGGCATTCCCTTCCCCTTAGTTGCTGTTGCCCAGAGCGCCCCGAGCCTTCAGACGGTTGATCATCAGATCCTCGCCCTCGCGCGTCTGCATGGCGGCGTAGACCTGCGATTTGTCGGTGATGTTGACGTTCTTCAGGTTCACTGTCACGGGACTATTGCCCTGGCCGCCGGATTTGGCGACGCTGTTGGCCGCCGACGCCTGAGCCCGTTGCGTGGCATTGTAGCTTTCGTCCACCACCCCGCCAACGGCCCGAGCAAACAACTTGCCGCTATTTGCGGCATTCAACCAGTTGGTGCCCAGAGCGTCCATGGCCTTGGTGTTCAACACCCCTTCGCCAGGCGCCAGCATGCCAAGGCGGCCGGAGCCGCGCACCTTGACCGGCACGCTGTCCACGCCTTTCGGGCCGGAGCCGCGGACAAGGCCGGACTTGGTGATGTGGCCGCCGCCCGCCATACCGAAACCGCTGCCGACCATCGCGCCCAGCTGAGGCATGCCGAAGTAGGCACCCACCAGCGTGCCCAGCAGCGCGCCCCAACCAGCACCCTTCTTGCCGCCAACGGCGCCGCCCAGCGCAGCGCCGATACCGGCACCTCCTATAGCCCCGCCCCAGCCGCCCGCCCAGCCTCCTTGTTGCGTGGTGGCCCCGCCCAGTACCCCGGCGGGAGCACCGTTGGTGGCCCCAGGGATGCCACCAACGCCAGGCAGGGATGAACCAGGGATGCCGCCGGTTACCGTGACGGAACCGGCCTGCACCATCATCGTGCCAACCGAGGTTGAGCCGCCTGCCACGGAGTTGCCCGCGCCACCGCCACCGCCCAGCATGCCGAGGATGCCACTCAGGAATCCACCGCCGCCCTGCCCGCCACCTTCTGTGCCGGCGGCAGTCTTGCCCTGGCCGCCGAAGCCGAACATGTTGTTGATGCCGCCCCAGATCGAGCCCAGCACACCGCCCAACCCGCCGCCACCGCCATCCTGCCCAGTGGCGCCTTTGATCAGGCCGATCGCCCCCTCGCGCAGGTTGGTCGAGAAGATGTCGCCCAGCATGCTGGTGGCGGTCTGGTTGATGATGTTCTGCAGGACTTCACCGAAGTCCTCGCCCTCGTTGATCGCTCGGGCCAGGCCATCACCTACTTCGTCGAGCGCCGACACCAGGGAGCCCCGCAGGTTGTCACCCAGGTGCTCGAAGGTGCGCGTGCTGTTCTCCAACTCGATGATCAGGTTGCGCGGGGAGAAGGCGGCGTAGATAGTGTCCGCCGGGTGGCGGGTCATTTTATCAAGGGCGGCCTGGGTCTCCCCGAGCTGGGTGTCGAGGTCGTCCAGCTCCTGGTTCAGCTTGAGCACCGTCTCGGCGTCGCCCTTGAACAGGGAGTTGTTGGCATCCGCCTGCACCAGAGCCCGCTTCTGCTGCAGCGCGAGGATGTCACGGGTGGCCGCCGAGATCTGCTCCTCGATGGTGAAGCCGTCTGCACCCAGGTAGGCGGTGTTGAACTTGTCGCCCAACTTCGGCCCTGAGCCAATATCGCGGTACTCCAGATCGCGCTGCTGGCGGCGCTGGTCCGCCAGCTTGCGGATGTTCTCCACCTGCTCAGCCAGAGGCTTGTTCAGCTCCTCACGCAGCTTGATCTCGTCGATGATCTGGCTGGTGGTGTAGCCACGGGCCTTCAGCTCCTCTTCCAGCTGGGTGCGCAGCTTCTCCTGGACAGCCGTGTACTTGGCCGACAGCTCCTCGAACTTGGCGATGTCGCCCGTGCGGACAGCTTCGTCGAAGTCCTGCTTGACCTTACGCTGCTCGATGCCGGTCTGGGTGACCGCCACCTTGGCCTGCTTCTTCGCCTCCTGGTCGGCAGCACGCTGGGCTTTCTCGCCGGCCGTGCGCAGCTTGGCCGAGTATTTGGCCAGCTCCTGCTCCTTCTCCATGTCCAGAGTGTCGAGCTTGGCCTGGGCCTCCAGTACGGCTTGCTGCTTGCTGACCGAGGTCTTCGAGCCATCCTCGGCAGCGTCCTCAGCCGCGGCCTTGGCCTGGGCCAGTTCCTTCTCCAGGATCTGGCGTTGGGCGTCGAACAGCTGCACCACGGGGTTGCTCGGCGAATTGCTGGCAAGGAGGGCGAAGTTGTTGCCGTAGTCGGCCTTCTTGATCGCCGTTTCGGCAGCGGTCTTGCTGCTGAGCAGGTCGATGCCGACCAGGTTCTTCTCGTCGCGCTGGCGGCGCTGCTCGGCCTCGGTCACCCGGGCCAGGTTGGCAGCGATCAGGCCGAACGACTTGTCGAGGGACTGGTACTCGCTGGAAGGCACCACGTTGCCCTTGGCGTCGGTGGTGGTCGCGCTAAGGCGGGACAGCAGCGCTGGGTCGTTGCTAGAGATGCCAGCGGCGTTGTCCTGCAGCTGCTTGATCTGCGCCGGGCTCAGGCCTATGTCGCGCAGGGTCTGAGCATTGCCCAGGGCCGCCTTGATGTCGGGCGCGTTCAGGCCGCCGAGCAGGGCCTTGGCATCGACCTCGGCCTTGTCACGGGCCTTGCGGTTGTCCTGAAGCTGCTTCATCTCCTGGTCGTAGTTGGACTTGACCGCCTTCTCCTGCTGCTCTATCAGCAGCTGGCGGCGGGCCTGAAGCGCGTCGTTCTTCCGCTGCCACTCGGCCTCAGCCGCCTCGCCGACCTCGTTGGGGGAACCCAGCGCACGCCACAGGGCATTGGTCCCCCGGTGCAGGATGTCTGGGCGCTCGGCCTGGTGCGCAGCGATCTGTGCATCGACCGACTCCAGGGAACCGCCCAGGCCCGCCAGAATGCCGGCCAACCGATCTTGCGTGGTCAGGCTGATGAACTCCAGGCTGTTGCCGATCTGGCTGACAGCCTGGGCGATCTCCGCCGAGTTGTCCGAGGAGGCAAGGGCGGCCTGCAGCTGGGCGGCCAGGGCCTCGATGTTCTTGCTGCGCTCCTCGGCCTCCAGCGCGGGGCGTTTGTCCACCAGCTCTACGAAGCGGGCGTAGAACTCCTTCAGGCGCTCCTGCACCGCCTCCGGGTCCAGGTCGCTGGTGCCGTCGAGGATCTTCTGCAGCTCTTCAGAGTTCTCGCTGAAGGCCTGCGACATGGCCGCATCCTTCTCGCTGATCTCGTCGCCCGATTCCCTGGCGGCACGGATGCGCTCGGTGACCGACGTGATCATCTGGCGGGTGTTGTCCACGTAGGCTTCCACCGTGGCTTCGACCTGCTCGCGCTGCTTGCCCAAGTTGAACAGCACCTGGTCAGTCACGCCCTCGCCCAGCTGGCCGCCGATCACTCCCTCGATCTGCGAGCGAATGTCGGAGTTGGTGCGCTCGGTGAAGGTCATCGAGGCGTACTGGGTCAGCTGCTCGGAGATCTGCTTGGCCTGCTCCTCGGTCAGCTCGCCGAAGACGTCATTGAGGCCAAGCCGGTAGTTCTCCAGGGTCTCCTGGTACTTGGCGAAGCCGGCGCTGGCGGTACCGGGCTCCGGGTTGGCGGAGTTCGGGTCAAAGGCGTTGACCAGCTCGGTGTTGCGCTGCAGGCGGTCACGGATCTTGGCAGCCTGGCCGCTGGCGGCTTCGGCCTGGGACTTCATCTTCGAGACCTCGTCCTCCGGGATCAGGTCCGTGATGGCCTCTATCACCGAGATCGCGGTCAGCGCCCAGCCAATGAACGGGATGAATCTGCTGCCGATGGTCTTGGCCACGGTGGCCCCGCCGACGCCGGCCGCAGCGCCGCCGCCAATGCCCAGGGCCTTGGCTCCTTCCACAGCCGGTGCTACCGCCTTGCTGATCCCCGCGATCCACTTCATGGCGCGGCCCACCAGCAGCAGGGTAGCCGCAATACCGGCCGCATCGCCCACGCCGAACTCGCCGGAGTCATCGAACTGGTAGCCGCCAGACAGGTAGCCGCCGGCCGTGCCGCCGAGCAGAGCGCCGATGGCCTTGCCGCGGAAGCCTTTGCCGGAAATCGCACCAGCCACACCGCCAGCCAGGGCGCCACCGAACACCTGGTTGAGGCTGCCCTCGCCGGTGGCCCGCAGCTGCAGATCCAGCTCGCTCAGCTTCTCGATCAGGTCAGTGGCACCTTGAGCACCCGCGGCGAGCTGGCGCACCAGCCCGTTCGACATCTGCTCGGCCAGCACCACGATGGACGCGCCCAGGTTTTCAAGGGAGGCGGCCAACGACTGCATCTGGATCTCGGCGCCCTCGGCCGCGGCCTGGCCGAAGGTGATCTTGCTCTCGGCCTCCTCCAGCTCCTTGAAGTTGGAGAGCAGGCCCTGGATGGCGTTGAAGGCACGGATGTCCACGCCGCGCTGCAGGGTCTTCTGACCCTCGTCGTTGAAGCCCAGGCGCTGCAGCTCGCCCAGCGCCGCCAGCAGCGGGTTCTGGGCGTTGGTGAAGCCGAAGAAACGCTGCTGGATCTGATCGGCGCCCAGGTTCTCGCCCATCTCCTGGTAGCGCCGGCCCAGGGCCTTCAGGGTGGCGGTGTCCGGGTTGAACACTTCCAGCATGGCCTGGCGCAGGCCGGTAGCCACGGTGGACGGTTTCACACCGGCGTTCCGCAGGGTCGTCACCGCCGCCAGCATCTGTTCGAGGTCGATGTTGTAACTGGCCGCCGTCTGGCTGGTCAGCGACAGGATCGTCTTGAGATCCTCGGCCGTCAGCTTGGACAGGTTGATCGCCTTGGTCAGCTGATCGGCGATGGTGGCGTCTTCCAGCTCCTTGTAGACCGTCCGGACGGTGGTCAGGAGGTCGGCAGCGACCTGCAAGGAGGAGTTCGTGGCCGAGGCGAAGCGGGCCGTCGAGGACAGCACCGCATCCATCTCGGCCGGCGCCACGCCAGCCTGACCCAGTACCTCGGCCGCCGCCGCGATCTCGCGGGTAGAGAAATTGGTGTTGAGCGCGACCTCGCGGATGCTCCGCGAGATGGCCTTCATCTCGATGTCGGTGGCCTGGGTGACCGCCTTGATCGAGTAGAAGGCACGGTCCAGCTCGATGATCTCGGTCTTCAGCTGGGTAACCAGGTTGAGCACCTGGTACAGACCGCCGTAGCCGATGGCGTACCGGCTGAAGGTGCCCAGCAGGTTGCCGGCGGCGCTGTACTCGCCATCGCCACGACCTCCGCGGCCACCGCCAGAGCCTCCAGCACCGCCGCCACCGCCAGCGCGTACTGTCCGGATACGGTCAGCCAGAGCGTCACGCTGCGCGCGGATCTGGTTCAGGTTGGCCAACGCCTCGCGGTACTGCGCAGAGTCGGTGCCGTAGGCGGCTGCCAGGTTGAGCCTTTGCTGGCCTTGGCGGTAAGCGCTGCCCAAGCCGCCACGGACGATCCCGATGTCCATGGCGTCGCTGAGGTTACCGATGCCGCCAACCCCGCCGATGATGCGTTGAGCGTCGGCATAGCTGGCAGTCTGCCGAGCGAATGTAGCCCGAGCTTTCTGCTGGGCCTCGTAGGCCTTCTTCTGGTCGTCAAGGCTGGCCTGTTGCAGGTCGCTCTGGCTCTTCAGGAACTTCTGCTGCATCAGCAGCATCTGCTCGCCGTTCTTACGGATACCTTCGTTCAGCTCGGTGAGCGCTTTCTCGTTGGCCGCTCTGGTCTTTTCCGCGTTGATCGCCGCGCCGCGAGCGATGCCCTGGCGGACCTGCTCCAGCGGGTCGAGGGTGGTCCGGCTACGGGTCTCGGCGTTGGCGAACCAGGCCTGGTAGCGGCGGTCTTCAGCGGTTTCACGCGGGGTACGGGAAGCCGCAATCGCTCTGCCGCGCGCTATGCCCTGGCGGACCTGCTCCAGCGGGTCGAGGGTGGTTCTGCTGCGGGTCTCGGCGTTGGCGAACCAGGC